TTTCCACTTATAAGTAACTTTGTAAGTCATTTTCGTTCCTGTTTTCCATACTTTTTTAACTTTCCCAAGAACTAACCTATCATTTTCAATATCATAAGAGTAAACATAAAAGTCCTTCTTTCCCACTAATTCTCTTATAGGTATTCCTTTTGGATATTTTGATACATCCCTAAAAGCAACTTCTATTAATGTATCTCCAGAAACACACCCAGAAGCTTCTCCTAGTAGTATCATTTTAGGGTCTTTAAAATTCCCTCTTGGTTTGACAAAATGAGATTTACATTGTTTATAGAGACCACATAATTTACATCTTTCTGGTATTTTTTCTTTCATTCTTTCTACCTCTTTTTGAAAGATTATAAAACTCTACAAATTCAACTCTTCCACAAATAGGACATATAAATGACATTCCTTGTTTTTCTTTGAATTCTGCCATCTGACTTCCACATCTTTTACAAATCATATTACAACTTCACCTCCAAATGATAGTTTCTATTTTCAGGTTGAATTAAAATTCTGTTTCCATCTAGATAAACATACCATACTTGAGTTTCAAACTCGATAGGTATCCATAGCTCACTAATTCGTATCCTTCCTAACTTTGCTTCAATGTCAACTTGGTCGTCTTGAATTTTCTTTAATAAGTTTTTCATTTTGAATTTTTGTGCCACTCTTACTAAAGTCGATCTTACGAAATCGCAACATTGAACTTTCATACTATTTCCTCCTTTTCCATGAAATCTAAAATAGTTTCAATTGCTTTTTCAATGTTGGAAGTTTCAAAGTCTGTTATCAGTATCTCAAAATCAGAAAATGTAGCGTTATAACTTATAAAAATCTTGTTTAACAAAGAATTAAATTTTTCATCTTCAAATAAAAGTAACCCTACAGGTTGATCTAATAGTATTTGAACCTTATTGTTGAAAACATTTATCTCCATTATTCTCCTCCTTAATTTACTTTTATTTTTAGTTAAATATAACATATTTTCCAAAAAATATCAAGTATTTTAGAAAAACTTATTGAATTTCTCCAATATACATAGTTTCTAAATTCCTTTTAAGAGGTATTCTTATACCTGATTTCCCACGTCTATTAAACCCTAAATAAAAATACCCTTCAACTGCTCCTGTTTTGAAATTTAAACTGGAGATAGACCAACTTCTATGGGCTTTCCTTGCTGAATGAGCAAGATCATGAGGTTCTATTACTTCGCCTTTGTCAGGTTTATTCCAAGCATCCCTAACTGGTTGTGAAAAAGTCAAAATTGGAACTTGCCATTTTACTGCTAGATTAATCAAATCTGAATAAATATCCCCTGAGCTTTCGTAAAGCGAATCATTTTTACCTGAAGTAGGAATAAGACAATCATCATAATCTATTATAATGAAATCAGGTTTCCAGTTTTTAATTGCTTTTTGTCTAATAAGCCACGAATGTATATCAGTAGTAGTAGCTGATTTTTCAGGATAGTAAAGAACAAATAAATTGTCTTTAAGAACTTGTGAAAACACTTTCTCTTTAAGCATACCCCATTCATCCTCATTAAGCCTTAAAATATCTGAATATGAAATTCCTCCGATTCTTTGAATATATCTCATTAAAACTTCGTAATGAGTAAGTTCTAATGTAACATGCAACACTCGTTTTCCTAACATAGCGTTTACAGCACCAACATTAACTCCAAGTGCCGATTTTCCAGCTTTCGGTGGTGCTTGAACAACATGAATTTCACCAGGAGCAAAACCACCGTGAAAAATGTTGTCAAGTGTTGGAAAGCCAGTTGAAACGAGCACCGAAGGTGAATACCTTCTTATGAGCTCTTCTCTCACTTGATCTAAATCTTGAAAACTAACTGCATTATAACTTGAAGCACCTATCGATGCGATATACTCAAATTTATTCAGAACATAATCAATTTTCCCTTCCATAACATAACGCGGTAAATCAGGAAGAAGTTCTTTTATTTCTTTTTCTTTAAGAAACTTTACTACACGCTCCTTAACATAATTTACATCTACTGTTTCTTTGAATAATCTTTTGGCTTCTTGCAATACTTCTTTTGTGTCTTCAATTGCAAGTTGAGACAATCTATTTGAAACTTCAACTAAAAATTGAGAAGAATTAAATGTTTCTTCAGATGCAAGTTCTTGCAAAATTTGAAGAAAAAGATTATATGGAAATTCAAACATTGGAGGCTCTAAAAGCATTAAAAAATCGAGCCTAAAAAGTGCATCTTGAACTAAAGCTACTAAAACCTGAAATTGAAATTGAGGTGAATAAAGCTTAGCTGTTGTAGGTTGTGCTAACATCTTACCCTCCTCGTTTTAATTCTAAAAATCAATAAGTTTTGCAACTAAAGATTTAAATCCATACTTTTGAAGTTTCTGAGTAGCACCTATCAAATCAAAAGTTGGAAACTTCACCTTGATATCTAAATTTGACAAATCTACAAATTTAAAATCAATAAGCTTCAAATTTCTTTCAACAATCTCTATGTTTTGTATAATTCTTTTTGCCCAAGATTCTTTCTTTGTCTTTAATAAACGAATTAACTCTAAAATTTCAGGCTCTAAATTTCTTTTATACATCTCTTGAACAATTTGAGTAGCTCTTTTGTTCCCAATTCCTTTTATTCCTGGAATATTGTCAGATACATCTCCCATCAAAGCTTTTTTGAGAGTTAGATATTTTGGATGATAACCAAACTTATCAATAAAATCGTTTGCTGATTCATAAAACTCACCTTTCATAGGTCTATGAATTTTTACATTCCACTGCAATAACTGAAGATAATCTTCATCGTCAGTATGAACTATTGATTTATTTTGGTAATGTTTTGTAGTAAGCCAGTAAATAATGTCATCTGCTTCTTGTCCAGGGATTTGAACTATTGCTATTCCTAAGGCGAGTAAAATTTCTTTGAGGATTTTCTGAGTTATTTTAAACTGATTTTTGAAATTCTCATCTAGCTCTTTTTTAACTTTGTAACTCTCAAGTAATTTCTTTCTCCTTTGTGAATGCCCTCCATCAAATACAACAATTGTATTTTTGATATTATTAAGCGAAAACAAAACTCTTAAAAAGATAAACGCTCCTCCTGTAAATAAACCATTATAAGTTAATCCCTGTCCTTTGTGAATGCTTCTATGAATCAAGTAATTTCCATCTATAAAATGATAAACCATACTAGTTTCCTCCTTAGATTTTATTGAGCTCAATAAACTTACAAATTAAATCATACGCAACTTCTTTAAGAGTTTCAGTTTCTTCATCTGTTAAATCTAAAAGCTCTATTAATTGAGATAGCTTACATAAAGAATATTTTCTTCCTTTTCCAAAAATGTTTGCAATAAGATAATTTTCGTTGTTGTTAGGATCCATTCTAACGAAAATTCCATCATAAATATATTTCTTTCCGTTTCTAATCACATAAAGTAAATCATTATACTCAAAATATTTATCTTTAAGAACCTCTTTTCCTGGAAGAGAGAAAGCAAAAGAAGTGTGATATGCGTCATCGTCATAAGTAATAGCATAAATACCTTTATCAGTTATTGTCATTAATAGTGATAACATCTAAACCTCCAAGCTATTAAGTTTTTCAAAAAGTTTCTTTACACCTTAAAACTTCAATCATTTTGTATTTCCTCCAGCAATCTTTTTACTAAACTAATAAAAGACGGTTCATACTGATTTCCGTTTCTGACAACTTCACAATGAACTTTCAAAGTGTCTGTAAAAGACTCTGAAGAATGGTTATAATTTTCATTTTCATCTGATTTAATTCTAAGCTTAAAAACTTTAAATAAAGGATAATCATATCTTTTGTAAGTTAACTCTAAATCTTCGTTTGGAAATCTAAAATCATCAATGAAAACAATATCAATAATACCAACTAACTTCTCAACTTGATTTACTAAATAACTAACAAAAAACGATGAATTAATATTTCTGATAATTTCAGTTCCGATAGTTTGTGCAAATAACCGAAATCCTTCCTTATAATTTCTTTTCTTGAAATAAAGATAAAATGCTTCCTCTAGTATATTTTTATGAAGCTCAATATATTTTGAAAGCTCGTAATCATCAATATAAGTGTTGTGATAAATTAAAAAATTCTGAAGACTATTTTTCAAATCCTGTAAGAAAAGATCAAAGCTCTCAAATTCTATTTCTAGAGGGAAAGATTTTGTTATTCCAAGTTTTCTTAAAAACTTTTTGAGTGGAGATGCAAAGGATAGAAATGCTGAAGAATAACCTAAATTAGCTAGTTCTTTAGAAAGAAGACGAGCCAGAGTGGTTTTCCCAGCCCCAGCTCGTCCAGTAATTTCAATTACTACCATTTTGACCTCCTTCTTAAATTCCTGTAGAACCGAATCCTTTTGAACCTCTCAATGATGGATTTATATTCTCCCAGTTAACATAAAGTTTTCTACTTACACAATAATAAATAGGAATGTTTTCGTGTGGCACAAAAGCAGTTCTCAAAATTATAGCTTGAGCCAATCTAGTACCTTTTGGAATTTTAATTGCATCAGGAAGATTTTTTATATCCTTATAACCTTCAAAGTAAACATAAGCGTCTCCACAAATTCTCAATATAACTCCTATATCACCTCTGTAAGAGCTCTCAACTGTTCCTGGACTATTAGCAATTACAAGAGGAGTGTTTAAAGATAGTCCGCTTCTTGGAACTACGAATATAAAGTAACCAGAAGGAGCAGACCATTTACATCCAGTTGGAACTACTTTAGTTTGATATTCATTTAAAATAACTTCTTCCTTTGCTTTCAAATCAAATCCTGTATGCATTTCAGAGTTGAAATCAGGAACACAATCTTTACTTTCAAAAATCAAGAGGATACATCTTTCATTATTTTTAATCTTTTCAAGAACTTCTTTTTCTGAAATTTGCTTAACAACCATTTTACCCTCCTTAATCATTTATCATTTCCAAAACAGAAAATCCTAATTGTCTTAACACTTCGATTTGAAATTCAGAAGCTTCAACAATTACATTCTTATCGTATTTTTCAAGAATTTGAAAAACATTATTCTTTATTGTCTCTAAATCTTTTTCGTTTTTAATCTTTACAAGATACTTTTTCATTTTCTTCCTCCTTTTGTTTTTTATAACTTCTTCTTTTAATCTGAACATATCCATTAAACCAATAACTGGATTTATAGGAGTTACCATAATGACCTCCTTACAAATCGATTACTGAAGTTCTAAGCCATTCGTATGCCTCTTGTTCTGAATTAAATTTTGGAGAATAATAAACATCTTGACTTGCTTCACTGTCATATAAAATGGTATACACTTTCCAAAAATACTTTTCTTTTTCGTTTATTAACTCTATACACTCAACATGTAAAAGATTGACCATAATGTTTCTTCCGCAGTTTGCTCCTAAGCCTTTTAAAAACTTCATCTCACTCTCCTCCTTTAGTTTTCTATTTCTATTAAAAATAGACTTAACTTCTTGAAAAATTCAGGTAATTTTTCAAAATATTTGGCTCAAAAAGAACAACTGAAGCTAAATCTTGTTTAATCGCTTTCTCGAGAAAATAAGGGAATTTATCTTTAACAGAATCTACATCATAACCTTGAGGAAGAAAAACAGGAAATACTTTACAACCTTTTATAAGAAATTTCATAATACTTTTTTGCCACTCTTCAATTGTTAAATCTGAATCTAATGCTAGATAAACAGTTTTAACTCCATTTTCAACGATAATATTTACTTGCTCATCAGTTATTTCTTTTCCTAATGTCGCAACGCTATATATTCCAGTAGTTCTTTTAGCATTAATTGCATCAAATATACCTTCACAAACTATAATTTCAGAAGTTCTAAAAGTTCTTGACGGAAAAAGTTTGTCTCTACGACTTCCTTTGGAATTTAAATACTTAGGTTCTTGCCCTGTATAACTTCTTCCAACAACATATATAACCTGATTATTTTCAAAAAACGGAAACAGAACTCTTCCTTTCCATTTTCTTATAATTTTGTTATCAATTTGGTAGGATTTACCAACCCTTATTTGATATTCCTCAATTTCTAAATCACTTAAATTTCTACTTTTAAGATAGTTATAAGCTATTGGAGTTAAACTTTTATCAACTTGAATTGAAATAACATCAAGATTAATTACTTCGTTATTCTGAGTTTGTTTTGCAAATACTTGAGAAGAATTATCAAAATAACTTAATGCATCTTGAATAACCTCGTTCCAATCACTAAATAAACTTTGCGATTTTCCTGTTAAAATCCTCACAAGTTGGTTTAAACTTCTAAACTTACCTGAAGCACTACATCTAAAACAATGAAATAACTTCTTTTTTAAGTGAATATACAAATGAAACTTGGTATCAGGTGGTTTTCCAATTTTTTCACAGAAAGGACAACATATTTGTATTTCATCTGGATCACTTGGTTTAATCTTGTATTCAAATGGAAAATTTTTGAGATTCATTTCTTACCTCATCATAGAAGAGGTTGAATTTTCCCATAAAACACAAGCATTTCAGAATGCTCTTTTGTGCCAAAAGGTAAAAACCTGTCAAAATAATAAATCTGTTTGTCTTTATAAATAAATTGATAACCTTTTTCATTACAGGATTGAATAAAACTCTTTAAATCATCTTTACTTTTAAAAACAAGCGTAGGAAGCAGAAAAATATCTTTGATAAAACTCTCGATTACAAAATTTGAACTCTTTAAAAATTTCTTATCAAGACAACCAGTCCAAAAAAGTCCTATTTGAGTTGGATAATCTTTTATTGAATTTAAAGTTTCAAGATTATAGTTTTTGTAATGAATAAGTGAAGTTGCTTTATTTTTAATAGCTTCTTGTAAATCCTTTGTTGTTTCGTAAAGTTCATCTATAACTACATTTCGTATCCTGTTTAATAAATCATCTGGAAGAAGATACGAAAGACTGAGAAGACTATACATCGTATTCCTCCTTAAGTAAAGATACCACTATCGGACAATAAGGTTCTACAAGTTCTAAAACGGCTTTTGCATACTCCCTGATTTCCTTTTGAGCATGTTTATCAAGTCTTACCTTTAAAAAGTTTATAAGACTTCTTAAATTAACTTGCCAATAAAATACTGTATATAAAGAAACCGGTAAAATTCCACGTGCAACTTCTTTTCTAACTCCACTTTTCACAAGTTTTTCATAAAAGCTTTTACAATTTTCGCAAAGTTTTATATATTCCTCTTTCAAATTTTCGTTTAGATCTTCTGGTACAAAAAACTCTAGATTATCTTTAACATATCTTCTACTAATTTCCTGATAAGAGGCTATCCTATGTCTAAACCACTGACGAGCAACAAAAATAGGACATTTAACCTCAAAAAGAAAATTAACAAATTCGAAAGAAGATGTAGGATTCCCAGCGTGTTCAAACATTAACTTTTTTAACAAAAATCTTTTCTTTTCTTCATCGAAGTTTTCTATCCTTTTTCCATAACATATAGAAGCAACCTTTAAAATGTCGTCTTCCTCATCAGCTTTTAAAAGTTTAATATAACCTTTATCTAAAACTTTAACTTCAATCATTTTACTTACCTCCTATTTACTTTCATTTAATAACTCATTTAACTTTTGTTCCATATGCTTTATCATCATTACCCCAATTTTGTCTCCATCTTTAAAAACTTTTTGAACTGTCTTTGAATTAACTACTTTAGGTAAAATATAGATTGTTGCAAATTCCTCAGTATCGGGTATTATGAGAGCAATAATAAATAGTATCAAACCAAATAAAAATGAAATCTTTCCAAAACGCAACAGCTTCATTCTGGATCCATCTGTAAAACTTTTAAAAAGAGTGCTTTCATACTCATCTAAAAATGCAATAAACCAAATAAATCCTCCTAATATCATTAAAAGAGCTGATGCTACAGCTAAGAAAAATACAATATCATCAAGCTTTAACCATAACCAAACCTCAAAAGAATTCAAATGCATTTTATACCTCCTTTTTACTTCCTGTGTTTTTCAAAGCATTTATTACAAGTTTCTTAAATTCAATTGGATTTTCAATTTCTTCAATAGCTTGCTCTTGATACAATTTTCTCCTTTTCTTGTATTGAGAATAAAGATATACATGAGACACATCTTTAAAATCAATAATGAAACTAACTCCAGTTGAACCTTTTCTTGCTCCTCTTCCAATTCTTTGTTTAAGTTTTATTGATGACCTTCCGGCACCAGCCATTATGACAACTCCAATTTCTGGAAGATCTACACCTTCGTCCATTACTTGCGAAGCTATAACAGTAAGAATTTCTCTGTTTTCAATTTTTCTTTTTAACTCAGAATAATCCATTTCTCCTATGTTAACTAGTCCTCCGTGCTCACATATATAAGTGTTTCCTCCTCCAAATATACAAATCGATTTATCGTCGTTAAGCATATTTAGAAGCTTTTTACCGTGCTCTAGTCTTTGAACTAGAACAAGAGTTGGAACTTTCCACTCTTGAAAAAATTTAATCCATTTTATTATTTTCTCATTGCGTTCCTTATTATTAATGATGTGTTTTTCGTATACTTTGTGAAAATTAGTTGGAAATTGACTAAAGCTTCCTGAAAGCTTTTCAAAATAAACATACATTTTAGCAAGTAATCCTTTCGAAACAAGATATGGCATAGTAACTCTGTAAATTATTCCACCAGTAATAGCTTGAATAATAGCATCTCCATAATCGTCTTTGACTGATTCTTTAAATGGAGAACCTGAATACCCCAAAATATATTCAGCTTGAGTTGAGTTAATTACAATTCGTTTGTATGATTCGGAACGACCATGATGAAATTCGTCAAGTATCAATCCATATAAATCTTTATACCATCTTAGAAACATTAAATTTTCTTCTTTTAATGCAATGTTTAAGGAATTTACTATACCTATCGTAATCTGAGAAAGTCTTTTGATTTTACTATAATACATTCCAAGTTGCCTTTTATGAAATCCTCTTTCAAGAAATCTTTTATATGTTTGTTCAAGTAAAAATTCTGATGGAACAACTACTAAAAACTTTGCATCTGGTTTTTCGTTTTCAAGTATCCACTTGATAGTAGCAATAAACATTTCAGTTTTTCCTGAACCTGTACAAGCTTCAATAACACCTGTTTTATACAAAATTGCTTTCTTTACACCTATCACTTGATGCTCAAATAATGTTATTCCTGGAAGGATATCTGGATTGACATCAATAATTTTTGGTTCGACCCTACCGAGTCGAACTAGCACTGGATAGTAATCTGTCTCAACTTGAAGCTCATGAGGTATATAATCCTTGATGTAAAAATACATTCCCCAGTATGTCTCAATAGTATTTTTATCTATTTCATTAAATAAGTTATACTGAAGTCCTGTTACTTTGTCATTCCAGGTCAAAAGCGATTTGGCTCTCCTAAGCTCAAAAGGAGAGCCAGAAATTAGACATTTTTTGTCTTTAAGAGTTATTCTCATTTATTGCCTCCTTTAAGGCATCATAAAGTTTTTGTTCTTCTTCATTAAGAACTGTTACTGGTTTTCCATACCACTTATTTTCAATTTCAATAAGATAATCATAAAATTTTATTTTCATAAACATTGAAATTTCTGCAAAATGTTTATAAACAAGATATTTGAGAAATTCTTCTAATTCTTGATTTTCTTCAACTTTACTTTTTAGTTGTTTTTCATTTTGAAACTTGATAATTTTCCCATCAGGAAGCTCAAGACTAAACCACGAGCCACTTTTCTTGATGTATGGAGTCTGTTTTAAAAACTCGGCAAGAGTGGACCATTTATCTATACCTTTTTCACCATAGATTGTAATCATTGTTGATAAACCAGGAAGACCAAGTTTATTTTTCACAAGAGTAAGTTTTGATTTAATACCGATAGGAGTTTCAACTCCATTTACATTTTTGACTATTTTTGCCTTTTTTTCTATCAAAATTCTAACTGAAGCGTGAAATTTAATTCCTCTTCCACCTGGAGATTCTACTTCTTGAACATATGAACCAACTTTGTCATACACTTGATTTACAAAAAGCATCACCGAATCTGACTTTCCAAGAGGGAGTGTTATTCTTCTAAGAAGTGACCTTACAAGTCTAGCTTTTTCTGAAATTCCTCCTCCAAAAGTACCTTCTTTCTTTTCCTTCTCAGTTGAACATGCTGCAATTGTATCCCAGACTATAAAAACTTTCTTGTTTTTTTCTTGAGCTTTTTTGAGTATGTTTTCTATGAGTTTAAAACCATCTTCAACTGTATCAACTTCTTGAATTAAAACTCTATTAAGATCAATACCAAATGCTAAAGCTCTCTGAACATCAAAAGCAGATTCACTTTCAATCCAAAGAACTACCGCATCATCTTTCCAATAGTCTAAATAAGCTTTAGCAAAATGAAGTGCTAATGTAGATTTTCCTGATGACTCTTCTCCAAAAAGTTCATATATCTTTCCTGAATGAATTCCACCTGATAAAAGAGCATCGATTGGATAAATTTTGGTTTCATAAATGATATTTGAAGAACTTGCTAGTTCTTTTATCTTATCTAATGCTGAAGTAAGCTCAAACATAACTATTCCTCCTTTAGTGAATTCTATTATTAACTACTGCATCTAGAATTAATTTGTAGAAAACTATGCTATTATTTGTGATTGCTAATAAAATATCATCAATCACTAGATAAAAGAAATCGGGAGGTAAAATTAACCTCCCTAGTTCATCTACATAAGCTTTTTCAATATTTGAAACAATCATTACTGCCATATCTTTAATACTTGTAATGTACTGACCATAACTTTTCTCAATTTTTCTTTTCTCTTCTTCAGGTAAACTTTCGTCAAGATATATAACTTTAAACATTTCTACACTCCACTTGCTTGTCTACATTCAAGTTCATAAATGCAAATCATACATCTTGAACTTCCTTCTTTATAGTTTCCAAAACATTCAGGAGCATCATCAGGTTTATTAACCATTTGAGTTGAGTTAGTCTTCATAGAAGACTGAACTTTATTTGCACTTTCAGTAGTTATATTTACAGCTTCATCAATCGATGAAGCAATTATTTCAGTTTTTTGAGTATCTGCATTTGGAGTATCAAGTAATCCTACTTTTCGTTTAACTTGCTCTTCAATTTTCTCTGCAATCTTAATTAACTTTTGATAGTATTCATCATCAGGTTGTTTTACTAATGTTGTCAAATCTACACATTCGTTTGCAATTCTTTCTATTTCCTCATCAGTTCCTATAGTGCAAGGTTTTGGAATGATTTGAAAATCAAGTTGATTATTTTCTTTTCTTGTTACTTTTACCCAAAATCCTGTTTTTGGATCAGTTATATCTCCTATCTCATTATCACCTATAGTTTGAATGAACCAAACAAGTGCTGACTTTGGTAACGAAATAATATAAGGAGTGCCTTCTTTATACTTGTCAGAATCCTTTATTAAGACATTAAACAATCCTCTCATAGTCGCAAAATGTCTTCTTACTAAATCTTCACCAAATTTCCTTTCGAGTTCAGATAATTTTTTACAAACTGGACATTCCATATCCCAAGTCTTCAAACAGTTAATATGAGTTGTCCCTTCTGCATCTGAATTAGGAACTTGATAATGTTTTACAAGTTTAACAAAAGGAAGAGACATATTTCCTACTGGAGGTAAGAATCTGATTTTAAAACTTTCTCCTTTTTCGGGTAAATTTGCCCAATTGTATCTTCTATTGTTGTTTGAATTATTAAGGTTTAGAGCTTTTTTAATTTCTTCAAGGTTGTAGCTTTTGAATCCCATTTTACTCCTCCTATTAGTTTTCTATTTCTACTAAAAATAAACAGAAATTCTCTAAAAATTCAGGCACATTTTTGTAAAAATTATTGTCATAAATTTGAGAAAATGAGTATTACCTGAGTAATAATAAAATCCAATCAACCCCTGAATATTTTGATTTCAGTATTACTAAATATTACAAAAAATTAATTTTGTAATACTAAGCAACTAGTTTTGTAATTACATAAGCTTTTGCACTAATTAACTTCATTTTATCTTCCCAAAAGACAAACTCATCATCTCTCAGTCGTCGTTTAAATAAACTTTCCCAATATCTTGCTTTCTCATCTACATATCTATGTATCCACCACCACAAGTTTTTAACCCATTCAATTTCTAAAACTTCTTCAAGCCACTCTTCATACCATTTCACTTTCACTTTTGCAAAAAACTCTCTTAGAATTTTTCTTAGTCTTGGAGGTAATCCTTTAAAACCAGTTTCTTTAAGTTCATTTTCATTAACTTCTTCCCACCATACAACCAACCCATTTTGAGTTCGTTTGAATTTAAATCCAAGTTTTTCCAATTCGTTTCGTAACGCTCTAAACACTTTTGAGCGAGATATTATGTCCGATGGAACGAACTTTTTAACCAAAACTGGAGAAGAAGGTTTTTTCATAAGCTCTTTTATAAATTCAACAACATAACCTTCTACTTTTTCAAAATGAGAATAAATGTATCTTTCATGTAGTTTATATTTCATGACAAGGTTCCAAAACTCAGCTTTTGTAATCTTATAATCAAAATTTTTACATACCCATTGAAGAACTTTGATTAAATGAGATATATGAAGTACTGGTCTTCCATCTTGAGTATAACTCACAATATACTTATAACACCAAGGAAAATGTCTAAGAGCATTCTCAGATTGAAAATAAAAAAATTCTGGATTATCCTCATAGAAAAAAATGTCAAAAGGTGTCTTTTCATTTGGAGAAACTGAAATTTGATAATATCTTTTAACTTTCCCATTTTCATCATAGTGTTCATAAATTTTAAAAGGAAATCCTACTTTTTCTGAAAGCTCTTGAATAAATCCAATAAGACCTTGTTGAAACCTTCTTACTTCAGATTTAAGTTTTGGATTGTGAAGTTTTTCACCTCTTACAGTAGCTATTGCCTCACTTTTTAACTCTTGTACTTTTTTATTTGAGGAGGTTTGAGGTTCTGAGGTTGTTTTCTCGTTATTAGAAATACTGATTTGAGTTGCAAATAATTTCTTAGAAGTTAATTTTCCATGCTTCTCCTTAAAATACTTAAGTAATCTATCTCCGTCTATATAAGTTCTGATGTATAAAGGACCATCTTTTTTAACATAGTTTTTGTGTCCTTCTTCAGAAAGCTGATGTTTTTGAAGTCTATAATGAAGCTCTTTTACTTCCTCTTTTTCCATTAATTGTTTATCCTTATAAAAATCTCTTGCAAGAGCTACTTTGCAAACTTCCTCAATTTTATATTGTGAAGAAAATATAAGTCTTGCAGGTTCATATATAGAAATATCTGCTAAACCTTTGTATTCAAGTTGCATATAAGCAAGAATTTGATCCATTTGTTTTTTATCTTTCACTTTAACTGGAATGAAAATATGAAGTCCTTTTCCAGATTTTGAAACTTGTCTTAAGTAATAGGTTGTTCTATTAAGTAAAGTGTCTACTGGTTTTCCATTTTCAAATTCTTTTAAAACCTCATAAATATTATCTTCATCATCAATATCAATGCAAATAAGTGTTATAGAATTTTCCTCGATTCTTGCGTTCTCTTGTTTTCTGTGATTATTTTCAAAAATGTAAGGTGTATAAAATTTTCCTTTTTTCATCATAATCTTTTTAAATTCCTCAATTGTAAGTTTTTGAGAATAGGATTTATTTTTACTTAAAGTGAAATCTCCAATCCCAATTGTGAGCTTATCATCTGAAGACATAGGAGTATTAAGATAAAACCAACCAGATGGAAAACGACTTGTAGTGTTAACTGGAAGATGAACTCCTGTTATAAAATCAGATTTACCAAATGAAAATCCGTGTAAAGTGTTTCTTTGATACCTAAGTCCAAAAGGAGTTTCAAATTCAATTACTTCAATTGTTGATTGTAAAACTTGAGATTCTAAAACTGCATTTTCTATATACCACTTTAACGCTTCTTCATTATGTCCCACCCAAGGCATATAATATTTTTTGGCATCTTCATAACTTTTAAATGTTAAAAAATCTTTTTGAGTTCTTGTATCCTTGTATCTAGTTAAAATAACGCCAGTAGTGGGACATTTTTCTTCTCCAAGTTTTTCATATCTTCCAACTGTCAATATTCTCTTTATTTTGTAGTCCATCTTACCCTCCATTTCTACTTTGAGATGTGTTTTACAACTTCATTTACTAATTTCATTACACCTTCAAAACCTTCCACCTCTTCTTTAAGCAAAGCTTTATATATTTCCGCTACTGTTTCTGAGTTATTTCTAACTTTCTCTTCAATTTCTGAAAGTCTTTGTGAAATAAAACTATCTTGAGCATTAATCATATCAACAAGTTTCGATAATGCAATAATAAGATTTTTTCTTTCAACTTCAGAAAGCTCAATATTTTCTAAAACTTCCAAAATGAGCTTTGCATCTTTTTTGTTTAGGTTGTATTTCTTTGCAAGTTTTTCAAGCGATAAACCTTCTATCTTATAGTCATAAAACAAAACCAAAACTGGAACAATAGTTCTAAGTTCTGAAACAGAAGGAATTCTTATTGTTTGCCCTCCTAAAGTAGCAACAAGTTTTGCCATACTTTCTAAATCAAGAACAAGAAAAAGAGGTGAAATCATAATTCCTGCTAAAGCTCTCATAAGAGAATTGTTTGATACTTTCCGTTTACTCACTCTAACAACCTCCTTGCGGGTATAGTAATAAATTTCTTTGAGAAGAGTTTTTAAAACTTTACTCCTCTTTTTGTTTTTAGTTGCAACTCTATCAAACAAATTGAACTTACTCTCTATAGCTAAACTGATTAAAATACGAATTTCAGGTTCAGAAAGATATGAAAATAAAACTTTTATCATCTCTATAACACTTTCAATTTCTTCATAAGCTCTTTCTTTAAATGCTTTCAAGCTATCTATCTCAACTTGCTTTTCTCTCATAGTTTCCAAAACAATTTCTTTATTTCGAGGGTCTTTATACTTCTTTCTGATTTCTGAAAGGAGATGTCTTTTTAAATAAGCACTCCAATACTTTACATGACTTAATTTTCCTTCCTTTATCTGGAGGTAAATATCCAAAGCAAGTTCTTCAGATAAAGTCTCAAAATCCAAACCTTTTACAAAAGAGAATTTTGAAAGTTGTGTGGCAAGTAAATCTTTGATTAGGTCTTTCAGAATTTTGATAAGGTCTAAATCACTTTTTCCTAAATTCTTGATTAGGTTGTTTATTATTTCGTTGTATTCATTGAACCTAACCATCTTTCACCTCACTCAATAATTTCTGAAAGCAAAGTGTCGATATCAACATTACTTGGAATTGATACTTCAAAAAGAAAACCGTTTGGAGTTTTGTCTTTTTTGGTAACCTTGACAAAATCAAGTTTTAGAGTTTCTCCCTTCCTTAAAGATGTTATCAAAAGTAAAATTTGAGCTAAATATTGTCTTGCTATTTTGCTTCCCTTAGACATTCTGAAACCTCCTAATAAAATCTCTCTACTAATAGAGAGACGAAATACATCTCAAAATTCAGGCACATTTTAACGCAATTTTTTGTTTCAATATGCGATTTCATTTTTGACAAACATCCAAAAATTCGTAACAAAATCTACTATAACCTTTTGAATTACAATAAGTTAAATCGTAAATTTAAGTAAAAGATTGAAATTCAGTAAGTTATCATCACTTTTCTTAAAACAAAAAAGTATAATCTGCTCTATTTTGAAGTCATAGGTATTCAGATACCTTCCTAACAAAATAATCGAAATTAGAAGGTCATAAGTCATAAAACTCACTGAGTTTCAAAAATTTCTCAAATCAAAAACATTTTCTCATTCTCAACTCAATAATACTTTTCCTAATTCTTTCTTCCCTGCAATAATCGTTACGTATATCGTCTCGATTATATTTTTAATTTCCAAACTCCTTTCCCTGTGTATATCGTAACGTATTGAAATTCAAAGAAAACATTCTGAAAATGGAAGAGAGATATATCAGATACATCTGATTATTTATCTGAAGAAAGATAGGAAATGAAATATTTCTCGTTTAGCTATACTTTATTTCGGTTCTCATTTATTCTCTGTATAAATCATAACGTATTGATTTGCAAGGAATACATTCTGAAAATAGATGAGTAAAAAATAAACATATATCAAATCAGATATTACTTCATAATTCATTGAAACTCAATAAAAACATTCTGAAAATAGATGAGATATACACATAAGTTATGGTGAGATGAGTATATGACTTTTGACTTCAATAAAGTGAGATTTTAACCTAAGTTGAAATGCTCTAGATTTGAGATGAATTTTTTCGAAAATGTGTGCCTGAATTTTGAGGTGTGATTCGTTATTTATTAGTGAGAGGGGTTTGAGGTTCTGAGGTTATTATCAAGGTTTTGGATTGTGAAGATTTTAAAAAATTTAAAAGGAGGTTAAGTTATGGCGAATGCTAAGATTTTAAGTTATTTGATTTATGATGGAGATGTAGTTTCTGTTGTATTTAGTAGGTATTCAGATTTGGAAAATGTTGTAAAAGTAGTTTCTGCTAATGTTAGTGATGATGTGTTTTTAAAACTCGAAACAGATGAGGAAAGTGAAAAGAAACTTGAAAGTATAAATCTTAAAGGAGTTATTGGAATTTATACAGTTGAAACTAAAGGAACTATTCAACTTTCTTCAGATTATAAGGTGATAGTTAACTTCAAAAACAAATTTAAAGTTGAAATTCCGTTTCAAGGAAGAAATTACTTTTTGAAAGCTTGTAATGAATTTGAAAACATCTTAAAGGAAGGAAAAACAAGATTCATTTTTTATCAAGGTAAGGATCTTCCAGCGTATTTGGATTTAACAAGTGTTAGATATCTTAGATTTGTTAGACCAAAAAGAAAGAATCAGGACTTAGACCTTTCAGATTTGGATAAATACGAATTTGAGTTGCTTAAAAGTTTAATTGATGAGGAAGAGGTTTAAAATGTCTACTTGTTTAATTGAGAATTATGTTATGACATTTAAGGATCATCCAGGTGAATATGCTATTGTTTTTTATACAAATCCACAACTTTGTAACCTCAATTGTTATAAATGTCATAATAAACTCAAATCTAAAAGTAAAAGTTTTAAGTTTATAAGTGAGAATGAGTTTAGAGATAAGCTCAGAAAAGCAAAGATGCTCGGTTCTTCCCTTGTTATTATTTGTGGAGGAGAACCAACTTTAGTTAACTTCAATGAATTAGTTAAAGTGTTGCAAATTATTAAAGAGTTTGGTTTTAAAGTTAGACTCGATAGTAATGGACAGAATTTGGAAGTTATAAAGAAATTAGTTTTAGAAAAATTAGTTGATGGTTTTGCAATTGATGTAAAAATTCCTCTTTCAGTTTATAAAGAGCATTATTCTCTTATTTTGTTTTCGGAAGCAGGAAAGGAAGATAAAGTGAAGTTGTATCAAAAAAATTTGAAAGAAACTTTGAGGTTTCTTTCTTGTTTCTCATTACCTTATACTTTACTTAGAACTGTTAAGTATCCATTGTTTGATAATGAAGATTTGTTTTTAATAAAACAGGATATTTTGAAGTTTAATCTTAAGCATTATATAAACGAATTTGTTGATTTGGAGGAATAGGTATGGAAGGTTATGTAAATCCTTATTTTCAAATTATTGAAAGTTATATAAAAGATGTAGATGAAATTTCAAGAAATAACGCAAACTTTGTAAAATCCTTAGCAACATTAGAAACATCAATAGTTGGAGCAGTATCTAAGGACTACTTATTTGATGTAATTTATGAAGGTCTTCCAGTTAGACCTTTACATGACTATGGCTGGATATATCATCATCAAACATTTAAACTTTCTCCATATTGTATAGGTTTATCTGCAAAAAGTATAGCATTTTATGGATTAAGAAGTAATGCTAAAAATGATAAGGTTGCTAAGTCACCAAAAAGATTAGATACATTGTTTATGCAGTGTGCTAATCTGATATGCTTGGTATCTCAGGAAGTATCAGGTGCTACATCTTTAAACGACATATCAGTAGTAGCAGCTGGCTATTTGTATGTTGAAGAGGAAATTAACAAAACTAAGAAATATACCGATTATGAATTGAAGAATATCTGGCAGAATTTCCTTTACAACATTAACTTACCATTTAGAGCAGGTAATAGTCCTTTCTCAAACATTACGTTAGACTTTGGAAAACCTCCTTACAATCTGAAAGATGAACCAGTTATTTTTGCAGGAAAACCTTTAGACTTCACATATAAGGATATACCATCTGAATTTTATGACAGAATCAATAAAGCATTTATAGATGCAATGGATGAAGGAGATGGATTAGGAAATCCATTTACATTTCCTCTTATCACTGTCAATGTAGATGAAGAATTTGATTATGACAATCCGGTTTGGAAATACTTCTTGCAAAAAGTACAAAAGTTCGGAGGATTTTACATTCAAAACTACTATCAAAAACCGTTCATTGATACTCCTTATAAAGAGAAGAATCCGTATATTAAACCATTAGATAAAGGGACTATTTATAGTAACTGTTGCCGGATGATGTTTTCTACTTCTCTTATAAACGCTTTGGGAATATCAGATAATCAAACTTCTAAGAATGGAATTGAAGAAACTCTTGACTCCACTAAAGTTGGCTCACATGTTTTTGGTGCAATGTCAGGAGTAGGAGGAATAGGAGTAATCAATATAAATTTAGCAAGACTCATTTGGCTATCTGGTGGAAGTACTAGAGACTTATTTAAAGCTTTAGATTATTTATTCGAAGTAGCACAAAAAGCATTGCAAAGAAAAAGAGAGTGGATTAGAAAACATTACACAGATCTTTACCCATATCTTTCTTTCTATCAACCATCTGATAAAACACTTTACAACATCTTCTCAGTAGTGGGAGTACATGAAGGTTTACAAGCATATTACAAAGGTGGAATTTACAATCCAAAAGGAAGAGAAATTGCTCATAAAATAGCACAATGGATTGCTAAGAAAATTGAGCACATGATGAATAGAGACAAAGTACTTTGCAATTTAGAATATGCGCCATCGGAAAATGCTGCACCTAGAATGGCAAAGTATGATTTAATTTTTGCAAATGAGTTAGCAAGAGCTATTGAAAAAGGAGAAGATCCTATTACTAAACTTTCTGATACATTTCTCAAAGATGATTTTATTAGAGAATGGACAAAACAAATGTTAAATAAACATAGCGAAAAACTATTTAAAAGAATAGGAGGTTAAAAATGGAAAGACTTGTTCCAACTTATCGACCATCTGGAAACATTAAAAGTATGAAAGTTTATTTGTCATCTGGATTTCAACCACCAAATGATTATGATGACTTGTTAGATGCATTAGATGTTACTGCTGAATTTCAATCATACGCTTCTGGTGGTGCTATTTTGCATGTATGGCTTTCAGAAGAGTTAAATAATGAAGAGCTTGAAAAATTTATAAGAAGTATTGCCGAAAATTTGCCAGTTGTTTACTTTACTGTTACTCCATATCTTACAGTTTGTAATCAATGTGGTTATAAACAGGTTGGTAGAATTCATAAATGTCCCAAATGCGGAAGTAATGATGTAACTCAATATTCTAGACCTATTGGATATTTCAGACCTGTAGAAAGACAATATGATTCTGATGAAAATGCTTGTTATAAATTTTGGCTTGATGCAAAAATTGAAGAATATAAAAATAGACTTGATGTGACAAAAGAAATGATAGATGAGGTAATAAATAATTTTGGGTAGTGAGTAAGTCCTCACTACCCATATTTTGATGCGAGGAAAACAATGGGAAGAAATAAATCGAAAAATAAAGGAAAAGCATTTGAGGAAAGAGTAGCTAAGATTTTTAGAGAGTGTTGGAATCTTTCAAAACATGAATGTCATAGAGCTCTTTCTTCAGGAACTTATCAAGTTGATTATTCAGATATAGTTTTTTCACCAGAAACAATAAAAAGACCTCATTTAGTTGTAGAGTGTAAAAAGAGAGCTCATCTTCCAGCAAATCAACTTTTATCATTTCCTAATGAACTTAAAGTTTGGATAAATCAACTTGAAGAGTCGGTTCAAAAATATTTTAGTCATTTTCAAGTTTATCCACTTCCGTTAATTGTATTTGCAATTAACAATATGAAACCACTTGTAATAGTTGATAAAAGAGAACTTGAAAGAGTAAAAAACGAGCCAAGACTTAATTTAACTTTAGCAAAGTCAATAACTGAATTAGATTTTTACATCGTAAATAAGAATTTTGTAGCTACTTGGCTTGAAGATTTTCTCAAGAGTTGTTTAATTCCAATTGAAATTTAAATTTTGTGCAATTATATTAATTTAAAAGACCTAAGTTAAATAGGGAAAGTATATAAGTAGTCCATCTTACCCTCCTCACTCTCCTCCAAATTCGAGGCGGGAAATAACTCCCGCCTCACCATTTTAGCTTAAAAGAGGATGATATGAGTAAAATTAAAACAGTATCGGAACTTGATAGGAAGCTAAAAGAGTTTAGAGATTACTTAGAAGGTTTTAAAAAATCCTATTCTATAGATCCAGATTTAGACTCACTTAAGCTAGAAGTTGCTTCATTTACTCGTTTGATGCTTAAAAAATACATGTCAAGACTTATTAAGCTTGGAGAACGCTTAGAACAACTTGAAGATGAGCTCTTATCTAACCAAGAGCTTGGTGATTTTATAGAAAAAGTTGAGTTTTATAATTCATTAATTCAATCATACAATATGATTTTTAATAACCTCAAATCACTTGTTCCAGTTTTGAAAGAGCTTTCAAAATTATCTAATTCAGTTGAGCTTAGAGTTGTAAATACTGAGGAAGATAGTTCAATACTTGAAGAACTTGAACTTAATAAAGAGACAAGGGAAACACTAAAGCAGATTTTAGACTCAGTGATGCAATATGTTGAGGTTTAAGATGTGTTAGACTTATTTAAAGAAAAGCTCAAAACTCTTCCAGAAAAAGAGAAACAAGTATTAAAAAAGCTAATTGAAAAGTTCCAAAGTGATCCAAAAGTTTTGTTTCAAATATATGCAGAACTTGAAGGTTATAAAGAAGTACCTGTTGATATAATAACATTTATCGAGCATCCAAAATATTTAGGAGCTAATCTTAAAGGTAGAATATATCCAGTATGGCGTAAAGCGTTAAGACAAGTATTTCCAAATCCTTTTTATTCACCTTATTATGAAGTAATACTTAAAGGTGCAATTGGTATTGGAAAAACTACTATTGCAAGAATTATTGTTTTGTATGATTTATATAGACTTTTGCTTCTCGAAAATCCTCACAAAAAATTTAACTTGATTCCAACTGATAGGATAGTAATAGCTCTTTTTAACGCGACTCTTGGACTTGCTGATCAGGTTTTATATGAACCATTTAAGAATTTGATAGCAAACTCAGAATTTTTTCAAGAACATCTTGATCCAGAAAATAAGAAAACTTCAGAAATCAGATTTGTTAATAACATTGGTATCGTTGCTGGTTCTCGTTTTACTCACACACTTGGTATGGCAGTATTTGGTGGTTTACTTGATGAAGCTAATTTTGATGTAATATCAAATCAAGCTCAGGAAAGTTATAATGCTCTTTTGAGACGTATGGAGTCAAGATTTGCTCAAGCTGGCGGTAAGCTTCCTGGACATCTTTGTTTAGTTTCATCTGAGAAGTCTCCAACTGATTTTGTTTCTCAGCACGCAGAGAAAGTAAAGAATAAAAAAGGAGTAATAGTTTTTCAATATCCGATATGGGAAGTTAAGAAACATCTTGGTATATATTCAGGTAAGACTTTTAAAGTTTTTATTGGAGACGAAACGACAGATCCATTCATTATAGAAGATGAATCACAACTTAAGTATATAGACGAATCAAGAGTAATAGAAGTTCCAATAGAGTTAAAAGATAAATTTGAACTTGATCTTCATAATGCAATAAGGGATTTAGCAGGGTATGCTGTAGGTTCAACATTTAGACTCTTTAAGTCTAAAAACATTCTTATAAAGCAAGCAGTAGTAACAAATCCAGTAAAACAAGAAATAGTTCGTTTATCATTTAACGATAAATCAGATGTTCTTATCAACTATTTTAATGTTGATTATCTCAGAAATCCACTTCATAAGACCTCACCAAGAGTAATGCATATTGACCTTTCTATAACAGGTGATAGAACAGGTATAGCGTGTGGATACATAAAAGGATATAAGGAAGTAAAAAGAGTTGATCCAATAACTCTTGAAACTCATGTATTTTCAGAACCAGAAATTGTTATTGATTTTGTAGTTTATTTAGAACCTCTTCCAGGTGAAAGAATTCCGTTTTATAAAATAAGACAGTTTATACTTGACTTATCTAAACTTAATTATCCACTTGTAATGATAACTACTGATGGTTTTCAATCTGAAGATATGAGACAACAACTTACTCAAATGGGATATAAAACTGCTTTGCTTTCAGTTGACAAAACTAAAGATCCATATCTCTCATTTAGAGATGCAATATACGAAGAAAGAGTATGGATACCAAAACATAATCTTCTTATAAAAGAGCTTTTATATGTAGAAGATGTTGGAAAGAAAATCGATCATCCTCACGAGTTTCCAGACGGAACGAAAGGAAGTAAAGATGGTGCAGATGCAGTAGTTGGTGTGTATTGGAACTTAATGACTAATAAGGATCTTATTAAGCAATTAGCATTCTATAAAATTCATAATGTTGAGTCAAAGGAAGAAGAAAAAGAAAGAACTTTAGCAAAGCTTTTCTGGGGACATTCTGAGTACGATTTATAGGAAGGTTCTAGTGATGAGTTTAATAGGAAAAATCCTTTCTGGTTTAGGGATAAACATTTTTCAAAATCAAGTTTTACATCAACCTGAAGAAGCTAAAACTTTAAAAGTTAAAAATGACTTTAATTTCAGAGAATTAAACGAGCTTTTATCAACTTATTTTCAGATAAATAGAAATTACACTCAGTATTACAAAGAAATTTCAAGGATAAAAGAAATATATATTGCAGAAATAATTTTAGAGCAGTTAGCTTTTGATGTTTTAACTCCTGACATTTCCTCACAAAACATTATTGAAATTGTTCCTAATATAGATAACAAAGAGCTTAAAGATGCGTTAAAAGAATTTGAAGAAATTCATAATATAGATCAGCTTGTTTCTGATATCATACAAGACCTCATAGCGTTTGGAAGTTATCCTTTACGTTTAGTTATTGAAGAAGGAAAAGGGATAGTTGAGATAATAGATGATTTAGAACCTTATGAAGTTATTCCTTTTTATAGAAATCAAGAGCTTGAGTTTTATTTAAGACTTGATGAATACGGAAATCCAGAAATACATTCTCCTCATGAATTTGTAGTGTTTTTAATTGATGCAAAGAGAATTAAACTAAAACTTGACAAGCGTTATCTATATTACATAGAACAAAAGAAAGGAAAACAATTTCCACGTTACATAAAAGTTGGCTCTCCTCTCTTTTCTCCAGGAGTTATCAAAAAGATAAAAGAACTTGATTTATTAGAAAAGCTTATTCCAGCTTCAAAGATAAATACTTTGTCAAAAGGTAATGTAGTTGGAGTGTATGTTCCTCCTTCTATGTCTCCTGAGGAAGCTTTAGAATTTGCTAAAAAGATTGAAAGAAAACTTAATGCACTTGGAATAGGAATAAATAAAGACTTAGACCAGCTTTCTATAACTGATATTCTAAAAGGTGCAGGTCGTATTAAAGTAATTCCTGTTACAAATGAAAAAGGACAGGTTGTTAAAATAGATTATAAACCTGAAGAGCCATCTGATTTACTTGATGTAATTCAAAACCTCAGAGAAGTTATTTTGACATCTATAGGTATTCCTCCGGAACTTATTTTTAATACAGGAAATTCAACGAAAGGGGAAATTCTTAAAAGATACTCAAGATATCTGAGAAAGTTAAAATATATTCAAAAGGCGATAGTAAATGGTTTAAAAGAGCTTGTTTTAATTCATCTTGTTAATAAAGGTTTATCAGTAACTCCTAAAGATTTTTCAGTTAGATTTACTAATACACTTGTTAATGTTGATGATTTAGATAAGCTTGAGTTTCAACAAGCTACTACTCAAATACTTACAGATATAAAACGTTTTGTAGATGAGCTAAAACAAGACGAGGAACTTTCTCAATATGTTAATAACGAAGGTTTTGTTGAATACCTAAATAATGAGCTTACAAAAGTAAATTTAGATAAACTTATTCAACTTCCAGGAGAGGAAAAATGAAACTTGTAGAAAAGCTTAAACGCAAACTTGAAGAGTTTAATGCTCTCACAATTGCACCAATTGGAACACTAGGTATTGTTGATTTAGATACTGAAATTGAATATGACCTAGATGAACTTGAAGATAGATTTAGAGAAATACTTGATTATTTAGGTTTCAAAAATATAGATGTAAAAATTTTATCTTTTGATGATATGACAGGTGATTTACTTGTTAGGTTTATTAATCCAGAAAATAAAGAAGAAGTTGATGTTCTTTTTACAGTAGCAAACAATGAGATAGTCGCAGCTGTAGTTAGTGAAGACGACGAACCAATAGAAGTGAATTTAACTAATCTTGATATTCCTTTAGCACAATATTTTGTTCAAATAGGTATCGACTGGGATGAACCTTTAACTTGGCTTAAAAAATCAGTTGTTTATGCTTTTCTTGAAGCAGGAAAACTTTTAAACGAAGTTCATGTTCCGATTTTTGGGAAAAGAAAAGCTAAACTTCCTCTTGTTAAGAAAGGATTACATCCTGTAGTAAAACATAATCTTAAGAGACTTAAAAATAGAGATTGTAAAAGAAAAGGGAAAGTAAAAGTTAAAAAAGTTAGAAATTAATTTCTGATGTGCCGACGTAGCTCAGTTGGCTAGAGCGGGTGATTTGTAATCACCTGGTCGGAGGTTCGAGTCCTCCCGTCGGCACCATTTTTGATTACATTTGAGGAGGAAATGATGTCAAAAGTTATAAAACCTAAAACTAACGATAGAAAGATTTTCGTTCAAATCAAAAACGAAATCAAAGTTTTCCCTCTTCCAGCTACAAATGAGATACTTAAACTTAAATCAGTTCAATACTTTTTAAATCAAGGTATTCTTGAAATTGTTGACGATGAAAAATCTAAAAGTGAAACCAGAAAATCAAATCATAAGAAATTTAAATCGAAAAAAGAGCGTACCGAGAAGAAGAAGGAAAATAAACCCAAAGCGTAGGTAAGATGTCATGACTTTAGAGGAGTTATTTGATTTAGTTTTAAATAGAACAGGTGAATTTCTTCTTGGTCCGACTAATGTAGAGTTAGATATAAGCAAGTTTGAAACGATAGTCAAAAACGCTCTTAAAGTTTATTCAAAATACAAACCAAAAAGAGAAAAACTTCAAATCACACTAGAAAACTATAAATACACTTTTAAAGACAAAGTTCCAAAGTATATTACTGATGTTAATCCAACTTTTACTCCAGTATATAATCCATTATTAGTTATAGCATCAAGAACTGAGTCAGAAACTTTTTATGTTGAATGGGAATATAGAAAACCAACTTTATATACAAATTTCAATGGTTCAGCTGAAGTTGAAGCGTTATTCGATTATGGAGTTTTAATTGATGAAAAAGGAAATAAATATATTGAAGTTGAAGAAGAGTTATTTGTCGATTTAGTCACAGCAGAATTTATGATAGGACTTGCAAGAAGTAGAAGAGCTTTTACTCTTGATGAATTACCAGTTAGCACTGATGCTGAAATTCTTGTTTCAGAAGCGTTGAAAATGCGTGAAGATGTATTGGAGCAACTTCAGAAAAGTTCTATTTTGCTTTGAAGGTTTAAGCAATGAGGTTGGTAGATGAGATGAATGAGCTTTTAAGCAAGTTAAATGAACTTAATAATACACTCGAACCGAAATTCCCTAAAAAGTTATTTGGTCGTCCTGTTAAGGATTTAGATACTGTAAAATACGAACCTACTCACCAGAGACGTAAGGGAAAATTAACATTAAAGCAACTATATTTAAACTTTCCTTATGCAGTTTTTAAGTATGATCCCATTCCTCCTCAACCTGTTAAAATACTTAAGTATAAAGTATCTGAAGATTTGCTTTCTTTAGATGTTTGGGGTGAAGTTAAAAGTGCAACTCGTCCAGGAGTAACTCATAGATGTATTATTCAGCTTCATAGACCTGACCCTGATATTAGATGGCATTGGGATTTACCTTGTGAAGTGTGGTGTAGCTGTGAAGCGTTTCATTATTTTTTAGCTTTTGCTCTTTATACAAGAGGTAATTTAGCAAGAATTTCAAGTCCTTGGAATAAAGTTCCTGCAAAAATCAGAAATCCATTTAATGTTCCGGCACTTGATAAACATTTAGTTCTTTTAACAAATAAACTTATAAAGATGGGTCTTATCAAAGGAAGAGTTCTTTGGTATAGCAAAAAATATAGATATGGTGGAAAACATCCTAGACACACTTATTATAGCAAAAGGTGACTCTAGTTATAGATAGTAGATATTTTGTTTCAAGGTGAATTCAGATGCTTAAGTTTAAATCAGAAGAAGATAAAGTGCAGTTTCTTATAGAAGCTAATAGACCTGAACTTATTCATCAAAATCTTACTGATGAGCAAATTTTAGAGCTGTGGCAAGGTATTATAAAACGACGTTCTTTACTTAAGAAGCGACTTAAAGATAAAAAACGTTCTCAAATTCAAAAACAAAATTGGAAAAAGTATCGTGCTAAATATTTGCTAGCTATACGAAATTGGCATCGTTCAATTGATGGTAAGAGATTTCACAGAAATTTAGGAAGGTTTCTTGCAACTCGTTTATTAAGAAGCGAATCTTCTATTTTATCTCCAGTTGAGCGTTATGAGTTTTTGAAGCTTCTTTCTAGTTTGAAAACCCATTGGTATATAGAAGGAGTTTATTACAAATCGTTAACTGAAGAAATTGAATATGAACTTTTTGTTGAAGAAGTAATACCATTAATTGAGGATATTGAAAAGAAAGTGTTAACTCAAGGTAAACTTGATAAGGAAGATTATGAATTTTTACTTGATATTTTGACAGGTTGTCAATACGAAACGATTGATGAGGCTATTAATCAATTTTATGTTAAGGAGAGTTAGCAATGGCAAAAGAGTTTATTAGAGATTTGATAGAACCTGAAATTAGTTTTGTTGTTGAGGAAGCCTCAAAAGAAGTTGATGGAGAACATATTTTAGCAAAAGTTAAAGGTCAATTTTTTGTTCCTGATGGATATTCTAGAAATAATAGATTTTATCCTCGAAAGTTATGGGAGAGGGTAATCAGTAGTCCTGAAATTCAAAAGAAACTTAGAGAACGTCGTATGTTTGGGACTATTGGTCACGATACTCCTATTAATGACGAAACGATAGCTGAAGGTAAGATTTCTCATATTGTAACTAATCTTTATATTGATGAGCAAGGTAGAGGTATAGGAGAAGCTCTTATTCTCAATACCCCTGCTGGTAGAGTTCTCAATACTTTGCTTAGAGCTGGAGCTAAACTTTATGTATCATCTCGTGCTTTTGGAGAATATGAAGGTAAAGACCCTACAGGTCGTGTTCCAGCTCTAAAACCTGAAACTTATGAGCTTATCACTTTTGATTTTGTATATGAACCAGGATTTCTTCAAGCTAATCCTCAACTTGTCGAGTCTATTAGAGAAGATCTTCAGAAGTGTTTAGGTGAATTTTGTGATTTGAATTCAAATCAAAAGATAAAGAAGGAGGATTTAAGTATGGCTTTGGATAAAGTAGTAGAACAGCTTTCTACAGAAAAAGCTAAATTAGAACAAGAGCTCAGTAAAACTTTAGAAGAACTTGAAGCTACTAAAACCAAACTTAAAGCACTAGAAGATTTGCAAAAGAAAAATGAAGAACTTTCAAAAGAACTTGAAAGTTTAAAACAAACTTTAGCAAAGTATGAAAAACTTGGAAAACCTGAGGAGATTGAAGCACTCATTGCTAAATCCACTGAATTACTCAAAAAGTATGAGAAACTTGGAAAACCTGAAGAGCTCGAAGACACAATCAAAAACGCTAAACAGATTTTATTAAAGTATGAAAAACTAGGGTCTCCAGAAGAACTTGAAAAAGCTCTTCGTAATGCAAGAAAAGAACTTAACAAAGTAGCAGACTTTATAGATAAAGTAGGAACTTTTGAAGAAGTAGAAGAAGTTTTAATTGACTTTATGAATGTTCTTGATAATATGATTAAAGAAAAAAGACAAAAGCAAGTAGAAGAATTATCTCAAAAATATAATCAACCAAAAGATGTAGTTGAAAAACTTTTATCTTCTATGTCAGTTAAAGATGTTGAAGAAGTTCTTTCTAAGATGACAGAATCTCAAAAAGTTCTTTCTAAGTATAAAGCTTCTACTAATGAAGCTAGGTCTACTTCAGGAAAACCTTCTTTTATATTTGAATCTAGAACAGCAAGAATAGCTAAATCTCTTTTCAAATAAAAACTAACCTGCACTATCAGGTTAGTTTAGCTCAATCCAACTGTAAATTTAATTTAACAAACAAAAGGAGGATTTAGGAAATGGCAGAATTAAAATTAGAACAAAAGTTAAGAGAAATGGAATATAAAGCTGAAGATTACTTAAAGAAATATCCAGAGCAAATTCATACTTTAGAGAGTTACACAATTTTAGGAAAAACTAGAGGAGTTCAAGCTTGGGATGTAGTTCAACTTGGTAAGCAACTTGAAAAATGGGAAATGCTTGAAGCAATGGTAAAAGAAGAAGGTGGACTTTCTGCACTTGGTGCTCTTCCAAAAGTTGCATTTGATGTTATCACAGTTGCATATGGTAACTCTGTAATTCCATTCATTGCTTCAGTTCAAAACATTGAAGAAGAAAGAGGAAATGTATACTTTAAAGTGATTAAGAGAAACGACACTGGTTCTACAATTATTGACCCAAGAACCGGAATGGTAATGCCATCTGGACTTGCTACTAACTTAGTTCAAGATTTGAAAGTAGCAGAAGGAGATGGAACAACAACTAATTTCAGCATTTCTCTTTCAAATGTTCCTGTAAGACCTGAGACATTTGAAGTTAAAGCAAAAGATGTTTATGGTAAAGATGATGGAAAAGGAAATATCTTAGGAATCGGAGTGTGGGGAACAATCGATTATAATTCTGGTGCTGTAAATCTCACATTTGCTACTGCTCCAGCATCTGGAGTTGATATAACTGTAAGCTATCAAGTTGATGTTGAAGCTAAAGATGATTTACCTTCTATAGGTTCTGTATTTGAAGCAGTTCCAATCACTGCTCATATTTATGCTCTTAAAGGAGTTGTTGGGTTATTACAAGCATATGCTCTCAGACAAAGATTTGGAATTGTAGCTGAAGATGAACTTGCAAAAGACTTAGTAGTAGCAATTAATAACGAAATTGGAGGAGATTTAATAAGAAAATATAATGCAAAAGCTAAATCTTCTGTAACATGGAACAAAACTCCTCCTTCTGGAGTGTCTTACTTTGAACATAAACAAACAGTTAAAGACGCAATAGCTGATTTAGAAGGACAAATGGTTCAAAAAGCAGGAAGAGGAGTAATTAATGTTCTTATCGCTGGTTCTTCAGTTGCTGCAATTTTATCTACATTACCTGGATTTGAAAAGATAGCTGATGGAAAATCAATGGGAGCTCATGTATTTGGAACACTAGATGGAGTAACCATTATTAGAGTAAATGATACTTCTACTTTAGCTCCAAATGTAGCTATTGGAATTTATAATCCAGAAAATAACCCATTTGAAGGAGCTGGAGTATATGCACCATATATGCCATTAACTACTACTGAGCTTATTCCATTAGGACCAAACCCACTTACAAACCAAAGAGCAGTTGCAGTGTGGGCTGGAGTAGAAGTTCTTGTTCCAGAGCTTGTAGCTAAACTTGAAGTAAATGCATAAGCTTTAAAAGGGAGAGGAAATCCCTCTCCCTTAATTTTATTTTAGCTTAAAGGAGGAAATAGATGAGATTGATAGACCAGATAAAACTCAAATTAGAACAGTTAGATGCTGAGATACCTAAGAAAGTTTGTGTATGTCCTAACTGTGGTTTTGAACAAGAAACACCAATGGGCGTTCCTTGTCGTTCCGTAATTTGTCCTAAATGTGGAAGTCAAATGGTAAGAAAAGAAGATAATAACCCAAATAATCAAAATCCAGAAGATACAACTCAAGAAGCTCTTACAAAAGCAATTTTGAGATTTAAAGGTTTTGAAGCTCCAATTTTTGAAATCGAAGTAAATGGAGAGGTTATATTCACTGGACTTGAACCTGAAGCTTTAACATTTTTACAAAATTTAAATTCCAATCCTTCAGCTGATAAAGCTATCGAATGTGCTAAAGAGAAAGGAGAATGTGAGATAGAAATAAACTTAGAATGAGATAGAAATAAAGGAGGTAAATAATGGCGTTAGTTCACGAACTTAAGATGCTTTTAGAAAGATGCAAACAAAGTTCTAAAGAAGAAGCACTTACAAGAGACTTATATGATAAGATTGGGCTTATTTTGAGAGAAGCTACATATATTGATTTTGATCCTCTCGATGAGGAAAAAGGAACTTATATGGTGTCTATCAATATAGCTGGAAAGGAAATTATGCAGATAAATACCAAGTTAGATGAAAATGGAAATGTAGTGTTTGATAACTATGAGGTAGATGAAGGCGGAATAAGAGCTTTAATTGAATTTATTGAAAATAAAGCTCATGAGCTTCAAAATCAAAACCAGGAAGGATAGTAGCCATGAGATTGGTGGATAAAGTAAAAACCCTTCTCCAGAAACTTGAAGAGGAAAATTGGATAGATAAAGTTAAAACTAAATGGCATCCTCCAGAAGGACTTTTCACTAAAGACCCAGAAACGATAGCTAAAACCATTGCAAAAGCATCTAAAGACCTCAAGCAAGCAGTTGCAAGAGTGAATTTCTTTTACAATAGATATGGATGTTCAGGAGAAAGGAGAAACGATCCGATTTGTAAGAAACGTGAAAAGGTATTAAAACTTCTTCATAAGTATTTCAAAAAGGAAAGTGAAGAAGATCTTCGAAACAAAGTTATCATTTCTTATGATGGAAAATCTTATGACATAACCTTTTATTCAGGACACGTTATTTCTTTTAAGGACAGAAAAGCTTTTCTTCAGTTTCTTGAAGAAAATGATGTTGTAAGTGAAGATGGGAAAAAAGGAGAAGATTTGGTTAGAGAAGTTGAAAGAAATGGTTATGTTGGTGCAATAATAAACAATGTATCACAAATTTTTTAATTAGTAATACTATAGTATTACACAAACAACATTAACCCCTGCATATTTTGAATTGAGTATTATCAAATATTACTAAAACGCAATTTTGTAATACTAAAAGGAATTTACGATGGATAAAAAGACAATTATTAATGCAATTTTAAGAATTTCAACTTATGAACCTGATCTCTACATAATAGAAGCTAATCAGCTTTTGAATTTAGCTCTTTTGATACTTGAGGAGGACCCAACAACTGCTTCTATTCTTTTTGGTAGAGCTGAAAAACTTCTTTTAAAACGAAATCAAAACAAGAAGGAAAATGACAAATGATTTTTGAGAATATTCTTAGAAGTATAAACAATGGAGTTCATAAAGTATTTTTAAATCTTGTTAATTTTTATGGAACGACAGCTGAACTTTATCGTCCTAATTCCTCTGAAGTAGAAGGGTTTTTTGCAAAGTCATTTAAAACATCATCAACAGGAGAAACTTTTACAAAAGTAGCTGATATCAACATAATTCCATTGATTTATTCAGACCAAGCTATATCTGATATATCAGCTGATTATTATGAGATGGAGAGAGTAGTTTATACGGATTACTCTGATGTTCATGTTGGCGATAGATTAATTTTTTCAATGTATGGAAAAACTTACGATATGAGAGTTAGTGATACAGAGCAACTAATTCCACTTGATACTTGTTCTATTTTTAAGATTACTTTGAAGGGTTAAGATAATGCTTTCAGTCATAGTTTATGAAGCCTTAAAATTTTTCAAAGATAAAGTTTCAAGTTTTATTCCACCAATTTCAGATAAGCTTGGAGAGGTATTTGTAATTGATGATGAAGATTTAAGCAGAATGAAAGCTTGTGTTGCAAATTTAGATGCAACGAAAGAGTTTTTCATAGCAACTTACAATTTACAAGTAAACGATTTTCCTCTCAAAACTACAAATATTAGAGTAGCAGATATAGCTAAGAAAATAGGGAAAATTTACAGAGTTTCTCCAGTGAACATTCAAATTCAAGGTAATATTATTACAAATGATATCGTTTCAGCTTTAGATTTGCTTAATCATCTTTTTCTTTACAAAGATACTTTATACGAAACGACTGTAGTGGTAAATGATGTTGAAATTCCAATTCATCTCTTTATTCGTCCTGAAAGTTTTTCATTAACAGCTTTTTCAAGTTTAATTAGACTTCCATATCTTTTAGATGTTTATTCTCTTGTATTTGAAAAGATAGGTGAAGGAAAACTTATTGAGAAAATTGATTTTAAACTTGAGTTATAGGAGGTTATGTCAGAATGACATTGCTAGGTGAATTGAAATTTCTTGTGGAGAAACTTGCTAGTGAGGACTATGGTGTATCAACTAAAATAAGAAGAGCCATAGTTGGTGCGTTTATGAATATACTTGCAAAACAAGATGTATTTAGACCACCAAAACCAAAATTAACATTAACTCTTAAAAGCTCAGGAGCTAAAGTGGATATTGAAACTGATTTTGAAAAATACATTAAACTCATTGTAGACAAAACAAGTGCTAAAAATCCTGATAAGCTTGAAGCAGAGTTAAATAGACTCGAGTCTGAAGCAGGATTTGATATTTCAGATATCGAAGAAGGAAAGTTTTATTTAGAACTTCCAGAACTCAGTAAACTTCCTATTGTTTTATCTGATTTAGCTGAATTTTTACTCAATTTAGTTTAGGAGGAAATAAATGAAACTATATAACGGACTTAATCACCCAGTAAGAATACCTTATGGAGATGATGTAATAGTTATTCCACCTCAATCTGTGGTAAAGGTGGAGAAGCCTCAACTTTTAGGGGCATTACCAAGAGGGGTGATGAAGTTAGAAGTCAAGAAATCAAATAAGAAGAAATCTGAATAAGTTTTACTTTTAATGGAGGTCATGTCAGATGTCATTAGGCGGATTACCACATGTAGAGATAAGAGAGATAGATTTATCTATTCAACCTAAATTAACTCAGCAATTTATTGAGGCTGGAGTAATCGTAGCTCCAAGAGGTTCACTCAAACCTAGGTTTATTCCAGACTCAGCTACTCTAAGGTCAGTTTATTTCCCAGTAGATAAAAGATACAAAAGAGGACTTGATACTTCTCTACTTGAAGCTGAAGTAGCACTTGAAGCATCAGCATTATGGTTAGTGAGAGCAGCTCACGATGATATCAAATACGCTGGAGCTACCTTATTTGATAAGGATAGTACTAACAATAACGCAACTTGGACTACATCGCTTTTAGGTGGATACACTGATACTGGAGATATTTTTGATCCAGATGAAGATAGCTTCGATTTTTCTAGTGTATCTGACGCTACTGCAGTAATCATAGCTGAATCTCCTGGAGCTTGGGGAAACGATTTAGCTATCAATATAAAGAACTTAGATGCTACCGGTAAAGTACCTAACGCTGATGTTATTGAAGTATACGTAAAAGGAGAAAAGAAAGAAACTTGGTATGTGTCTACTGATCCTAACGCAAAGTATAATAACAAATCTATTTACTTGCCGACAGTACTCAAACAGTCGGCTTATATTAGAGGGTTTGTAAATCCTCTTAAGCAAGGAAAAAGACTCAAGGAAGTAACTGGACTTAAACTTGGAGCTGGAGACGATGGCTCCGCAGTAACAGTAGGAGATAGAATTAGAGTTTTATCTCAACTTGAAGCTGAAACTTATAAGTATCAAGTCTTACTAGACTTTGGAGTAGCAGACCCAGCTTACGCTAACAAGCTAACTGAGATAGCTTATCAAAAGAGAAGTTTCGCAGTCTTATCAGTTCCATATGAAACTGTAGCTTCAGCAAACTATGTAAACGATATCAAAGACTATAGAGAGAGTCACTTAACAATAGGTGGAAACTACGCTAGCTTTGCAGGACTCTATGGTAACTGGCTCAAAACTTACATAGTAGATATAGATGACGCTTATTATTTATCTCCGTCCGGATATGTAGGTCAGGTGATAGCTAGAACTTGGGCTAACTACAATCCTTGGACTCCACCTGCAGGATTTAGATACGGAGTTCTTTTAGCACTTGACGTTCGTAGAAGAATGAAAGAAGCTGAGATGGGACTCTTATATGAAGCTGGAATCAATCCAATTAGATTTGCTCCAGGCAAAGGAATAGCAGTATTTGGACAAAAGACACTTTATCCATTCTTATCTGCACTTGATAGAGTTAATGTGAGATTACTCTTAAACTATGTTGAGCTTATAGGAAAAGAGTTCTTAGAAAGCTTCATCTTTGACCTCAATGATAAGACAACTTGGGATTTAGTTTACTCTGGACTTGAGGCACTCTTTAAAAACCTCAAAGCTAGAGGAGCATTCTATAACTATAAGGTATTTCATCCAGGTGACGCTACGAGTTCGTTTGACATTGATAACTACATTATGAGAGTACCAGTTGCAGTTCAACCGGTAAAATCTGCTGAATGGATTGATTTTGTTGTAGCTATTATGAAGACAGGTGGAGATATGTCAGTTGCAGCTAGTCTCTAATTTCATTTTAGGAGGATAAACCAAGATGGCTTGGACTATGAAAGAAGTAAAAGCAAGATTGCCTCACCTATACTTGCCAAATAAATGGCAATTTAAGATAGTAAAACCACCTCAAGCTAAGAATATTGGACTTCCTAACATAGACTGGAATGATTACGACTTGTTATGTTATACTCACGGAGTACCTCAACCTCAAGCTCAAGTAGGAGATATTCAAGTACATGGATTTAAGATTAAGCAAACTCAAGGAGTTGATTACTCTATCTCAGGACTTTCTATCACGTTCTACCAAGGAGTTGACTTCAAGATAGAAGAGTTCTTCTGGGCTCTACTTAATGCATCTGAACATAATGAGAATGGAACTCAGACAAATAGAGAAGATTTGAAGTTTGATTTTGACCTAATTTCACTTAATCCTACTGATAATATGACTCCAGTTAGAACTATCAGAATTATTGGAGCTTTAGTGGAGAGTATCCAAACTCCTGATTTAACAGGAGACCAGCAAGCTGAATTTGCTCAACTTACAGTTACTATCTCAGCTGACTACCACAAGAGAGGTTATCCAGCTATAGAGGAGTAAGATGTTCTCAGTGAAAGATATCAAGTCCAACTTACCCCATCTTCATACTTTCACTCAGTGGGAAGTCCAGCTTTCGGGCTTCCCTTCCCCATTTCTTATTTCTGAATTTAGGGAAGGAATAGGTGATTTTAAAGTAGAAAGTAAGGACATAGGTCCATTTCTTGTTCCATTTCCAGAGGGACGGACGACTTTTACCACATTAGAGCTTACTTTTTATGAAACTCACGACCTTAAGGTCGAAAAATTTATAAATGATTGGCTATCAGAATGTTTCAATGGTTTTAGAGTTAAATTCTTTGAAGATATTGAGAAAGACTTATTTGTTACAAAATACAGTGTGGTTGATGTAAATAATTGGAAACCAGTTTATAAGGCACATTACAAAGTTGTTCCAGATGTTGACTACTACTATGAAGGAAAATCTGAGAAAGTATTTCAGCAAGGAACTTTGCAACTTGTAGCTACAAAGATAGTAAAGAAAGAGTATTTAGGCTAGAGGAGTTTTGAGAAATGAAGGTAAATATTTTAAATCCGTTTAGAAATAGCTTTGAGATTAAGGCTACAGAACTTCCAAGTAGAGGTGTGTTATATCCTGACCTTATTTTCAGACTAAAACCTTATACTGTGGGAGATATATTAGCAATATCTTCTTCAACATTAACAACTCAAGGAAAGGTTTCGACAATACTTGCTGGAATTGAGACATTGAAACCTTTTGATTTGGAAAACTTAGTTTCAATTGACCTCGATGCATTAGCTTTACTTAGATTTACAATTTCGTCAGATACTCCAGTGTACTCATATATAGTTAAATGTCCAAAATGTCAAAACGAATTTCAAGTAAAAGTTCCAGCAGAGGAAATAATAATTGAAGAAGTTTCCGTTAAAGAAATATTTGAAGTAAACGAAATGAAATTTTTCTTACCAACTATAAAGCAAGTGTTAGAACTTGAAACTTTATCTGAAAATGAGTTCTTTTTAGGAGTTGTAGCAAGCTATTGTATAAATTATTCATTACGTGATGCAATGAAAAAACTTCAAAGTTTATCTCTTGGAGAATTTCAAAAGTTAAAAACTTATATTGAAAATCAATCCAATGCCGGAGTGCAAGACATAGAAACTACCTGCAAGCATTGTAATTATAAATTTAAGTTCATTCCGGACTTACTAGCAATCCCTTTCTAAGTAAAGATCAAGTCAGGAAACTTTACAAGACTTTATATCTACTAGTACAACGAGGTTTCAGATTAAATGAGCTTTATGAAATGACTTTTCAAGAATTGAACTTGCTCCAAACTGTTGTTAAGGAAGTAGATGATAGAGGTTAGAAATGATTACATCAGCTATAGAGAATTTAGGAAAGACAGCAATCCGTCCAATTCGTACCTTAGCTTTTCCATTTCTTTCTCCAGCTCAATTTAATGAAATTCAGACAGGAATTACTACAACAGTATTACAACTTGAGACTTTAGTTTCACTTTACAAAAACTCAGTAAAAAATATTAATGATGAGAAGACAAAAGTAGAAGTTTTAAAGCAACTTAATAAATATGAAAGTGAGATAAAAGAGTTTATAGAGAAATTTTATTCCACAGCGGAGCTCACTTCTGACGAGGTTGCTACACTAGTTGACTTTGTTAAAAGCTTAAAAGATATTGATGTAAATGTAAGTTTGGATGCAGATGCATTTGTAAATACTTTAGAAAGATTTGAAAGTAAGACCGTAACCGATAAGCTGAAGGAGAAAATAAGTTTAGATGTTTATAAATATATCTCACAAATTCAAAAGAACATTCAGTCTGAAATAGTTATTTTACAAGAGAAGTTAAAAGGGTCTTATTCAGAAGAGTTAGCAAGCAAACTTGATGAACTTTTAAAACTTCAAGAAGAAGTTTCAGAAGTTCTTAAAAATACTCCTAGAGAGCTTGCTTATTCTACGGAGTTACAACGAGAAATAAAATCCTTACTTGAAAAGATACATCAATATGATTTGGATAAGATAGACGATAGACTTTATAGTTTATCAAATGAGTTTGAGACTATAGCACCACAACCTGAGATACAGGAGAATTTAGAATCAGTAAAATTTGGAAAGAAACTTGAAGATTGGTTCAAAAACTTCTCAGGTGCATTCTCAGGTGGAGGATATAAAGAGTATCTTAAGACAGCTTTAACTCAAGTAGCGTACTCAATTGACCCTAGACTCGGAGCTGCTATTGATCTTTTTGGCGACGCTGTAGGTGGAGCTATCTTAGGTAAAGCTGGAGGATTACTCAAAGGTGTAGGTAAAGTCGGATTAAAGCTTATAAAATCACCTAAACTAGCTTTAGTTGGAGCTACAGGATTTTTATCAAGCCTCACTACTCCAATCAAAACTCTAGGTCAGAAATTAGGTTTATTATCAAAATCAGCTGATAGTGCTTTAAGTTCAGTTCGAGCTAGCTCCAGTGTTGCTACCGAAACTATATTTACACTAAATAAAGGAACTGGAAGCATCTTATCTTCAGTATCGGAAAAAGCTAGCTCCACTATAAGCAATTTATCTAAGTCTGTAGGTAGCATCACATCTTCTGTACCTGAAAAACTTCAGTCAGTCGTTAGCACAGTAAAAAGTGCTGTATCTGACCATATATCTCAGCTTGGTGGAGTTACCTCTAAAATCAAAACTTCAGTAGCTAACTTAGTAGAGAGCACTAAATCAAGTTTAGGTAACGTAGTATCAAAACTCTCAGATAGCACATCTACAATAGTTAAGTCAGTATCTTCAAAGTCATCGGAAATTTTAACATCAACTAAGTCCAGTTTAAGTAAGGTAGTAGAGACTACAAAATCCAATTTAGGTGAAGTTGTAAAATCATTTTCATCTAAAGCTAGTGAGGTGTTTAAGTCTGTAACTTCAAAGTTATCTGAAGTAAAAAGCACTGTAACTAATATACTTACTAAGACTGTATCAAAAGCTAAAAATGTACTTGGAGTTACTACTAAGACAGTTGAGACTGCATCTACTGTAGCAAAATCTTCAGAAGTAATCTCTGAAACTGGGGCGTTAGCTAAAGTTACATCAAAAGCATCTTTCTTCTCAAGAGCTTTAGGTGGAGTTGGAAAAGTATTAGGAAAGTTAGCACTGCCACTTAACATAGCTCTAACTGGATTTGATATGTATTCAGACTACAAGAATGCTAGGAAACAAGGTAAAAGCACTTTAGGAGCAGTAGCCGACGCACTTACATCGTCCGACACTGGAGTTTCAGGAGCACTTAAGTCAGCTTTGAAAGGTAGCTCAGTAGGAGCAGTCTTAGGTTCAGTCATTCCAGGACTTGGTACTGTAGCTGGAACTGTAGTTGGAGGATTAGCTGGACTTGTAGGATACGGAATTAAGTCTCTATTTGGAGGTTCTAAAAATAGACCTGAGAAAACTCAAGCACAGTATAATGTCCCTGAGTCTTTACTTTCAAATAAAGCTAAAGTAGTACAGTCTCAAGCTACATATAAGTCTTTACCTGAAGCAAAGCTTACTTCTACTCATAAAGTTCATAGAGAAAGGCAGCAGAAGGTAGAACAACCACAACAATCAAGTCAAACTATAGTTAATGTGAATAATACAGCTCCATCTAACGGACTAAGTGAAGATTATCTTGGATTGACTAAACTAATTCTAGGGTACTAGCTATGCTTGAAGATATATTGAATGCAAATGAGTATACCGCTACAGTTCTGAGTAAGCAAGGTCCGTACATCAGAGGTATAATAACTGAAGGTTTTGGGTTCAGTATATCTCATGAATTTGATAGTCAGTTTGACCTTACAAAGCAGCAAGAGTTATCTAAACTCATAAATAAACTCAAGAGCTTTGTAGGTAAAGAGCAAAGTTCATTTATCAACGTAGCTCAGACAGTAAAACTCTGGATGTCAGGAAACGTGGATAGTTTTAATATAAGCATACTTATTCCAAATTGTCGACCTAACTACCTTAAGCAAAAGATTCAATCACTAGCAAAGTGGGCAGCACCTAAAATTGAGGATAATCAGATATTTGCACCTCACAATTATGCACCATCTTTAAAGGATTTAGACGCATCTAAGGGACTTTTAGCTCTCAGATTTTCAACTTACATTAAAACTGGGTACTGGTTTGTTCTCCAGTCTTGTCAAGTCCAGTTTTCTAATGTTATTATGGATGACGGTTATCCAAGCTATGCTAATGTAACCTTTACACTACTTCCATATAGAGCTATAGGTGCAAATGAGCTTAAGGAGATGTTCTTATGATAAAATCTCAAAACATCATTGTAAGACTAAAGCTGAATGGTAAGGATATCATCTCGACAAGTAACTTGAACTCAATATACGTTAGAATACCTGGAGGTTTAGATTTACCTTATATTGAAGTAAATCTTAAACTTGAAGAAAAGTTAGATAAGCTTCTAAACTCCAAACTAGAGCTCTTACTTTCAGATAAGTATAGTTTCCTATCATACAGGTTTGATATATTCAAAGTATTCTATAGTAGCCAAACCTACACTTTGCAAGGAGTGGCGTTTTATAAGGAGATGTCAGACTCATCTGTGGATTATTCTGACTCAGACTCGACTCAAGCTATTAAAAAATTCTTTCCCAACTCAAAGCTTGAAGCCTCAGTTATGCAAGATAAGCAAGTTTGGATAAAATCAGTATCAACTAGATACACTCTAGAGACGATATGGAAGCATTCATATCATCCAAATCACTACCTTTTACTAGCACTTGATGATAAGCTTTATGTAAAAACCACAGATAAACTCAAATCTCCTCAGAAAGTATTTTCACCAAGGTTAAAAACTGCAGATTACATCATTTCAGGAGACTTTATAGTTGAGACTAGAAACCTGACTAATATTCTATTTTCATCAAGCTACGATATGGATCTGGTTGAGGGTAAAGTGCATCAAATTAAAGCTGACCTCTCAAATCTATTTGGAAAAGATGTTATCAACTTTGACCTGAGCTTAAAGCAATTTTTGATGTCGTCAGATAACGTCCACCAAAACTGGAATAAAGCTCTACTTAGAAATCAAAAGTTCTTCAGTAAAGGTTTTCAGACTACTGTTACGATAAATTCACTTGCTATAGACTTACCTCTTCTTACTCCAGTGAAAATATTAGGCGGAGACTATCCACTAGATGGTATTTGGACAATAGTTAGAAAAGAGTATCACATAACCCAGAGTGTGAGCTTTACCACTCTAACTTTATGGAGAGATGCATGCTAGGATTATATGAGCTTATTTCAAAGTTTAAACCTAGACTCGTTCTATCTAAAGTAGTAGATAACAAAGACCCTAAGAAACTTTGTAGGGTGAGATTAACAAATGAGCTGTATGAAGGAGTACCTAAAGACAAGCTACCTTGGGCATCTCAGCTTACTTCAAGTTTCTCATCAAGTAATAGTAATACTAACTTCTATGTTCCAAATGAAGGTGATATAGTCCTAGCGATTTACCTAACTGATATCTATCATCCACTTTACTTTAGTTTCCATCATCAAGGTAATACTAAGACTTTAGCTACATATCCAGATGCATATGGATTTGTAGACAGTAAAGGCAATGAGTTTTATATTGACAGAAAGACAGGCGAGCTTAAGTTCAAACATTTCACCGGAACTACTCTTACTATCAAGCAAGACGGAAGTGTAAAGGTTAATATAGTTAAAAGACTTAACATTCACTCAGTTGACGAAATCACAATAAAGTCAGATAAACATATTTTAATGCAAGCACCTAAGATAGACCTTAATCCCTAGAGGTAAGATATGATAAGGTATACTGACGTTGGAGATGATGGCAGAGTAATTTCTAGACTTGATGCAGTGAAGATAGGTATAAGAAACTTGCTTTCTACTCGTCCAGGAGAACTTGGACATGACCTAGACTTTGGTTGTAATATACCAGATTTTCTATTTGAAGAGTGTAACGAAGATACAGCATTTCAACTTGAGCTAATGATAAAAGAGTGCTTAAAGCAAGAAAAGAGAATTAGAGTGGAAAAACTTGATATCACTCCAGTTCCAGATGAGCATAAGTTCATAGTAAGACTTATCTACTCCATACCTGAGCTTGAAGTGCAAGATACCATTGAACTTGAGTTATCAAAGTAGAGGTTAGACTATGTATAGAGATACTGAAACTCCATACACAGCTCCAGACCATTACTTATCAACTATTAACGATGTGATATTTGACTTACTTGATCCTCAAAATAGATTAGATATACTCCAACCTAGAAATATAATGCCTACTGAAAGGTTTGATATAGCATCTCAGAAATATTTAGATGACGATAGATTTTATTGGACTGGAGTATTACTCTCAAGTTCTACTGACAAATGTACTAAACTTCCTACACTTGAGAGTTTGCTAGATTTCTTAGCAACTCATAGGAGTGAGTGATTATGATTGTATCTATAGGTGATATAGAGACTACAAGAAAATATTTTGAAGAGTATTTAAAAGATCAGCTAGGAGTAAGTAAATATCAAGAGTTAGTTTCAACTCAAACTTTTAGGATACTTCTTCACTTAATCAGTATAGCTATTAATTACTCTTCATTAGCTAACTCTGTATCAAGAAGAGAGAGCTATATTGAGACTGCCACTTCAGAAAGTTCGTTAGTAGAGCTTGTTTATAATTATGGTTTTATACTTCCTCCTCTCAGAGGTAGAAGGATATGGATTAAGTCAGCCAGTGATATTAAGTTATATACTCCAATTGGACTTGCTGAAGGTTATGATATTGTTCCAGTAAAGTATGAATCTGATGGTTCAGTAATGTGTATTTTAGGATATTATCAAGAGTCAGTGATAAACCTGACTCAACCTTATCAGAGAGTAGTTCTCAAGAATAAAGGTAAGTTCTTATCAGATTACGATATGTTATCTGAAGGATTGAGTAAGATTAAGCTTGCATCTGACATAACAGAGCAGATAGATAATCCGAAAACCTCAATACTAAGAGGTTCGGGATTTTACCAATCAAGGTTATTCTTTGGGGATGGGTGTTTAGGTTACTTTCGTAATACTACCTTAACTTACAAGAGAATCTCATATAATGAGGATGTAAATAATGTAGACTTATCATCAGCTCAATTTTACATAGATAATATAGAAGTTCTAAAGTCAGAACCAGCTTGGGTTAACTACAACTTAGATACAGTAAGAACTATTTTGAAATACGTACCTCTTGACGCGAGATTAGTAAGAGAGAAAGATTTTGAGTCGTGGTTAGTCTGGAAATTTCCTCAGGTTTTGTCAGCTAGATGCTTCAGGAAAGAAGAGACATCTAGCTGTTGTGAAGCTGACCTTGAATTTATATTAACAGATAACTCAGTTCTTGATATTATCAAGAGTGAAATTGATAAAAGAAAGCTACTAGGACTTAAGATAAATTATATTCCGTACTCTCCTACTCAAGGAGATGACTTGGTAATGAAATTCAAGGTAAAGTATTTTAATAAAACTAACCTTCAATCTGAGGTAAACGATTATCTTCAATCTACTTACGCTTATAAACTGATGACTGAGGATGAGGTTATTGACTCATCTTTAGTAGCATTAGAATTGTCAGAAAAGTTTTATCCTGCAGTCTTTGTTCCGATTGAAGCTAAGACTTGCAAACCTACCTTACTCAACAAGACTGGATTTTTTAAGTCAGTTTCTTGTCAGTTAATAGAGGTATAAGATGAACTTTAGAAGATTCATACCCGAGTCTCTTCAGGATGTAGAGATAATAAAGTTAGTCTTAGAGTTACTAGAAAAGTTCATTAAGTCTGATATAGAAGTTATAGGCAAAAGAACTTTTGATGAGGATATTCAGGAGCATTTGCGAACTCAGAATGCACAAGTTGAGAATTATTACTTGCAAACTTTTGGTAGCAAAGGATTTTATAAAGTCCTAGGTTACTTGACTGATCCAGAATTTCAAGTCAGAGAGTGGTATGAAGTTGAAGATGAAATAGATAGATGCTGTATTGTTATCCAAGCTAATAAAACAGGAAAGAGAGAAGAAGAGTTAAACGAGTTTATAGAGAGTGCTTGGAAATCATTAAGACATTTATGCCTTAGAAGTTATCTTATTAAAGTTATTTTAGAATTTATTGATATTGTTAAAGATTTTAAGTTAGGTGATAATTTAAGCTTTCACTCGGATAATCATTATAAAGATAGCATATTTAACTCTTTTGCAGGTTGTTCTTCAGGTTCCATTGTAAACCACTTTACGGTAGGTCATTCTCTTATCAAGAGTTGTAATCTCTCTAATCTTATAGGACATATTATAGTGAATCGTTTCTTCGTAGGCGATTATCATTTACCTCCTAGTATAAGTGATAGATTTACTGTTTACAGTCAGGAGAATTTTTCAGAAAAGATTTCTTCTGATTTAAACTCAAGTTATCTAATTATAGGAAGTTCTTATGTAAATTGTGGAAAAGTAGCCTCTAGTGATAATGTAGACTCACATATTTATGACGTCTTACGTATTGAGGAGGTCTAATATGAAAGATAGAGTTAAGTATCATTCAAAATCCAGACTTGATATGGTTGAGAGTAGTAGTGTTAATGATTGTATTGAGTTTAGAGCAAAAGGCACTTTCTCTATTTATGACGAGGAAAATAATCTTCTAATAAGAAAAAGTAATCTCGTAGTTCAAAACGCTGTTAGGATCTTTTTAGAACTTTTATCAAATCAACCAGATAAAGGAATTTCAAAACTCCTTCTAGGTTCAGGTGGATTAGATAGTAACGGTAGTCCAGTAAAACCGTTGTGCTCTGATACTTCTCTTCAAGATTTGAAATATGAAAAATCTATAGAGTCATATTCTATAGACTATGACGCAAAAAAGATTACATTTGAAACGACTCTTCTAAAAGAAGAAGGAAATAGTACTGACGGAGTTGCTCAATATAGTGAATACGCACTAGCACGATCAGATGGTCAGATTTTCTCTAGAGTAACTGACTATCCAATTTACAAGACTCCCAGTAAATCTTATAGATTTTCTTGGACTATAGAATTGGACTGGGTATGTAGGGAGGAATAAGAAGATGAAGCTCAAATCAAAACTTTCGTTTATCAAAAAACCTGTATGGGTACTAAATGAAACTTTAGCTAGAGGTACAGATAATTTAGATCAAGACATCTCTATAAACTATAACGATGGTTCACTGGAAGGTGGGGTAGATGGTAACCTCAATAATGGTTCAGCTACGAATTATGCAAATATAAAGTTAGTAAGTAAAGTGATCTCTGACTTAATGGACTTACTTGAGGATAACGGTATTTCTGACGATCCTTCGTCTATCATCCCAAAAGGTTTGACTTATGACCCCAATCCTACTTTTGACAGTTCCGTAACTCACGGAATGTTAGTATATAGAGGAGCTGATGGTAAATATTACCCTGCTTTAGCTGATGGTAGTGAAAAATCTCAAGTAGTTGGTTATGCTGATCTTGAAAATAATAGAATGATAGTTTCAGGACTTATCAAAACTAACTATTCTTTTGCATCTGGAGAAGAGCTCTACTTATCCGATACTGAGGAAGGAAAAATAATTACTGATAAAACTCTTGTGAAAGTTGGCGTTAGTTTAGGTAATGGTTATATAATACTAGGATCGTCAGTTTCAGGTGGTAGTGTCGGAGATATTAGTAATCTAGTCACTTTTGAAGACTTAGAATATTACTCTCTTTTACTCAGTACTCCATTTCAGGATGTGTATTATGATAAACTATTAGAAGACTCTCTTCATATAGTTTCAGGTAGTGCTAACCATAATAGATATGATAGTAAATATATAATCCAGTCAGGAACTACTTTAGAAACTGATGATTTACTTAATCTAAGTGAAAACGACTATAGATTTTTCGTCCATTTAAACTCATCTGTTACTCCAAACATAGAGTATTCTGTTGACGGTGGTACAACTTGGTCTACCTGTGAGCCTGATAAGATAATCACTGTATCAGCAGGTTTTAAGAAAATCAGATTCAGATTTACTTTTAATAGTGACGCTGAACTCAACAGTTTCGGTGTTCTCTATCATTACAAAATACCTGGTGGAGCATATTTTTCTGATACTAGAATGTTTGAAATCCTTAATATTGAGGAAGATAAACCTGAGGGCACTATCATAACTCTCCCAAACGGAGCAACATATACTCCTGATAGTAAGTCTCTTGAAGTCTATCTTAATCGTGTAAGACTGATACCCAATGTTGATTATGAAGAAGTAGATAGCATGTCCGTAAAGTTTAAACTACCACTACACGCTGGAGATACGATTGTATTTACTGAAAAGTTCGGTTATGTTGATGTTTCAGAAGATAATAATACTAAACTTCAAGGTTTAGTGCCTAGTTGGACTAGTAATCATGCTGACTATATTGTATTGAGAGATCAGTCAACAGGTAAGCTTTATAAGCTATACATTGATAACGATGACTTAAAGTTTGAACCAATATCATAAGTGAGGGTAAGTTATGAGTATAGTTGCAAAGTCTGATTTATCAAATGTCTCCAGATTGACATTATTAGATAAAATAAGCCTCAGAATTATGAATTTAGGAGATACTCCTATTACTCCAGAACCTGGCGAAGTTATTAAGATAGAGTTTAATAGTATTAGTAATGTCTTTGATGTTCCACTAACTAACATTAGTAATATGTTATTTGAGTTTACTTTAGTGATAAGCTACAGCTCAAGCACTAACCTAGACTTCTTTCTTTATCCCAATGGTAGCTCTTACACTGATTCGTTTGGGAGAGATTTTATATATTTTAGAGATAATGATGGAAATAGCAATGTAGATGCTATTGGTTATCAAAGTGAGTTTATCTGCTCTTGTTTCTCTGTGGATCCTTTAGGTGGAACTGCAGATACTCATCCTATAATATATAACTTCATCATTTCTACATATACAGATTGTAAGATGATTTCAGGTCTTTGTAGTGGAAGAAAAAGTTTATGTGTAGGTTCCTGTAAATGGATTGATACTACAACCATACGGAATGATTTTGGAAAAGTAAGAATAAGTTCAGGAGGTACTATCTCAGGTATTCTTACAATTAGGAGGATAGTATAATGCTCTATGCTTGGATTGAGAATGGTAAAGTTGTAGCAACAGACGATAAAAAGTATGTTAAGGTATCAGAGTATCAGATATTTGAAGATTTGACATTAGATGACGTTGAGTATTTAACAGTTAAAAACAATCAAGTTGTAGATATTAGAAAAGATAGTGAGCTTTTATCTGAGTACATTTCACGAAAGAAGAAAGAGTTATTAAATAGATTGTCAGAGTTTATAACTTCTTACATCTTTTTACATTATCCAGATGCAAAGCAAAAATCAGATTTAGCTGACAAAGAGTTTTTCACAACATTACTTATAAGTAAACTATCGCTAACAGCTGACGAGATCGCAAGTAAAGTATATGAAGCATCAGCTAATATCTTATCTAACACTTCAACATTGCAAGATGAAGTAAACAAGCTATCAAAAGATGAAACGGGTAATGAGATTACTTTTACTTGGAACGGACGAACAATTCACGCTAGCTTTGTATGGGAACAGCTCATCAAGGTAGGTGTTAGAACAGGATGGGTTCAACTTGTTAAACAGAAATATTATGAAATAGAAAGTCAGATTGAGAATTTAGCAAGTTTAGATGAAGTTGAGAACTTTAAGGTAGAAAATTCTAAACTTCCACCGTTTCCTAAAATTTAAATAGGAGAGGTAAATAAATATGGCAAAGCTTGATAGTAGATTTGTTAGTGTTGTAAGTGGATTTAAAAATAGAATTATCAATGGTGACTTTTCTGTAGCACAAAGAGGTGAATATCACTCCTTATATAATACAAGTAAATATACCCTTGATAGGGTGCGTGTTTGGAGTGCAGAACATTACTTATCACAGTGGAGAGGTAAAATTCACGCACCAGATGAAGGAATAACTGCAAATGTGCTGGATATATTTGGAGATGGAAGTTGTGTAGCGTGTTATCCGCTAGACGGAAATGCCAACGATCTATCTGGAAAGTACAATGGTACTTGGCACGGAAATGAGCAGTATGATGTAGGGAGATTTGGACAAGCTGCAAAGTTTGATGGGAGTAGTTATATACAAACTGACTTAACAGGAGTATTACCTCAAGAATTCACAATTAGCTTGTGGATTTATGTATTGTATTCAACAGGTGAAAGCGTTGATTTAGGACTAGGTACAACTCATGATGAAACTTTAACATTAATTACAAATAGAGACGGTAAATTTTGCTTTTATTCAGGAAGTGGAGGGATACTTTACTTTGCATTCCCTCTCCAGTTACGCAAGTGGTTTCATTTAACTGTTGTGAATAAATCTGATAAATCATATTTATATGTTGATGGAGTCTTAAGGGCTACACATAGTGCACTACATAGAGCAAGTAGCGAGCTATTTAGAATAGGAGGAGGCGTTTTTGGTTCAACTCAATTTGGACATAATCTTATCGACCAAGTCCGCATCTTCAATAGAGCTTTGACTGAGGACGAAGTTAAAGCTCTATATGTTGAGTCTAACAACTATGAAGAGCGTCCATCATATTTTCTTGTAACTAGAATTGATAACATTAACTCTAGTGCTACAAAGAGAGGTATTGCACCTTACGTATACAGATTCGAAGGACAACACCTATATGACTTAGCAATAAGTGGTAAGAAAGTAACGCTATCTTTTGAATTTGCTTCAAATAAGAATGGAAAGTACTCTCTTTCATTTAGAAATTGTACAGATGGTAAGTACGACTCGTATGTGAGAATATTTGAATATACAGGTAATGGTAAATTCCAAAGATTTGAGTTCACATTTGACTTATCTGAATTTCCAAAGAGGTTTAAAAATGACATTAACAAAGGCTTTGAGCTAATAATATGTGGTAATCATCCTAATTTCAAAGCTCCAGGTGAAGGACTATTTTGTAATGTTGATTATCACTTTGCAGATGGAACTAATAACTTTGATGTTGGAGATTGGTTTAAGATATCTAATATTCAACTTGAGGAGGGAGATAGAGCTACGGATTTTGAATACGTTCCATATGATATACAATTATTAAGATGTATGAGGTATTATGAAAAAATAAACTGTCAAGGCATCTCAGCTTCTTGGGTAGATCCAACTCAAGTCTTTTGTCACATTCCTTATAAAGTAATTAAAAGAACTACACCTTCAGTAGTTGACTCACGTTTTACATATTGGACTGGTTCGTCTTCAGTAGATGTTAGTGTTAATAAATTTAGCTTATGGACTGATTCATTAATGGTTAATTTAGCTGAACCTGCTGATAGAACATATGGTAGTTCATTTCCACTGTTTAGTGGTTCTTATGTAGTTGTTGATGCTGAGATTTAAATTAGGAGGAGTTACTAATGATAGATCTTCAGAACATAAAGTCAGTTAAGGAAGTTAGAGACATAACTAAATATAGTGTCAGTTTAGACTCTAATGGAAATAAAAGATTAGAAATTCCTCCTGTTGAGGGATATATTCTGACAATATCAGAAGAAATGCAAGATAGAATAATATATGTTCCTGTTGATGCATCAAATAAATATTATCAGTCAATACAATCTTGGATAGAGTTAGGAAATACTCCACAATGTGCTCATACTGAAGAAGAGCTCTTAGAATACTATAAAAAAGTAAAACTAAAAGAGCTTAAGATTTCGTTTGAAGATTATAGATATAATAAAGCAAAGATATTTTCAAAAACTATTAATAAGTATGTTGATGCTAGAGAACGCGATTTGATTAATATAGATGCTCTAATTTCATCTCTTTCTGACAACAGTACAACCATACAATTTAGAACTTATGAAAATGACTTTATTGAAATAACAAAACCTCAACTTGAATCAATCAAACAAGAGATAATAGCATATGGATTAAAACTATATCAAAGAAAGTGGGAAATTGAAAGAAAAATCTCAAATGAAACTTATATTATCAATTTAATTGAAATGAAAATCACTGATAAACTCTGGGATATAGATGATGGAGGAAAATAATGAGCTTGTCTCAATTTTTCTTTCAGATTGCACCTAATTCTTCAGTCTCCTTACCTGAAGGTATAAAGTTTGCTCCAGACGGTTCAATTAGGTTTATTGGCAATGCTACGGTATTCTCAGATCAAGTTACCCATAACATAGTTCCAGACAAGGATATAGTCGGATATGTACTTTCAGCTTCTGAGACTGAAGTAAATGTTGATTATGGAGTGCTTGAAAATAAGGTCTACGTCAGAGTGAAAGGACTAAATCCTGGAGAAAAGATTTACTACTACTTTACTAAATCAAGTACAGGAAAACCTAGAAATGATAAAGTCTTTTATTGGTATGATGACTTTGAAAACTACAACACTACTGACGACCTAAAGAAGAAATACTCTACAGGTGGACACAAGCCTTGGCTTGTAGATATGAAAGAAAGATATTTAGGAACTAGGTCAGTATGCTCTGATCCTAGTATAACTGATGGACAAAATAGCTATCTTCAGCTTTCACTAGACATACCAGAAGAAGCTATAATCTCTTTCTATCAAAAGGTAAGCTCAGAGCGAGGTTGGGATTTTCTCAGATTCTATATAGACGGTAGTCAAGTCTCAGCTATCTCAGGTGAGGTTAACTGGACTAAGTTTGAGAGACAGGTAAGTAAAGGAATACATTCGTTTAAGTGGATATACACTAAAGATGGTTCAGTTACTAGAGGTGCAGATAAAGGCTGGATTGATAACTTAGTAGTACGTTCTGCTTTAGATACACTGCATACTGAAATTGAAGAGCTCGCTCCAGGTCAGTATAAAGTTACTATAATGAATAATACTCCTGAGATCATTAGTGATGCTCAAATCAAGATTCCAGGTTTACCTGTAGACAATTATGTAGTCGTAGCAAGGTCTATAACTCCAACCTTAACAACTATAGCGTTTCCTCCAGGCAAGATTTCTTCCATTCAGTTCTATACTCAGTTTTCTCACGATATAAAGATAGGAAGTACTTGTAGATTTCACTTGCATACGTTTATTCCACCTGATGCTACTCCAGGTAAGGTTAAGTTCCAACTTGAGTGGAAGACTTTACCTGTAGAAAGAGTTATTGGGGATGAAAGGATAACCGAAGGAAACTTTTCAATTTCTACACATAAGATTACTAAAGTATTTGAGATAACCGAAGAAGATATAGGTAAACACGTAGTTTTAAACTTTGGTGAGATAGATAAAGTATTTTCCATCTCACAAATAATTTTTCATAGACTTACTAGACTTGGAGTTCACGAAGAGGATACCTTTAACTATGAAATACCCATATTATTTGTCGACTGGCATACTGAGATAGACTCACTTGGTTCTCAAGATGAGTTTGTAAAGTGAGGTAATGAAAATGACTGAAAGAGAATCTATCTTATCTCAACTTACTACAAGTTTTATACAAAGATACTATCCTGAGTGGAAACAGAGAAGTGACGAAGTAGACTGGAAACTTCATACTACAAGACTTGTTACTTATTCTGAAGGTAGACTTACTATAGATAAAATTAGTAAACTCATATATCAAGCATCAGCTAGAATACTTGAGGAGAAATCTGACTTTAATACTGAACTTGATAATCTCTGTAGTATATTTGACTTGAGAAGTAGTTGGGAACAACTTCTCAAAGTTGGAATAAGAACAGGTTGGGTAGGCTTGATAAAAAGACTTTACTATCAAATTCTAAACGACACTTCTATTCCCAATGAGAGACTATATTTCGTAGTAAGGTCAACTTATGTACCACTGACAAAATTTTTACCTGAGAGGTAAACTATGATACAAGTCTTTAATGCTGAAGGTAAGAAAATAGCTGAAGCTGAAACTAGCATCAAGGCTGAAGTAAGTAATGCTAGAAGAGATTGTATGATTTATGTAGACTACATTCAAGGAAGTGAGGATAACATCGTAATTTCATTTGAGACTAAGGAAGCTACTACTAAGAGCACTTTTCCAATTCAAGTTGATAATGGAACAGCTATAGTTCCGTATAGACGGACCTTGACTCGAGGTAAGTATAGAATTTACTTACCTATGGCTGAGAATGAAGAAGCACTGGTAGTAAATATCACTATGCAAGGAGACACTTCTTCTCCAGGTACAGTTAAGGTCTGGGTTATTCCTACTTATCATTCTTACTAGTGAGGTGAGGGTATGCTAAATTATGATAAACTTCTTCACTTCATAGCTGGATTTTGTATAGCTCTTTTCACTTACCAGATAACTTACAGTCATAAGCTTGCTACTTATGTTACTCTTATCATAGCTATAGCTAAAGAAATCTACGATCATATATCTACTAACCATATATCTGATTTTAATGATATCATCGCAACCCTAGTAGGTGGACTAACATACTTACATCTTAGCTAGAGAGGTTATCAAATGAACTTGTATGAGTTTCTTGATAGGTTAATTACTTCATATCCGCTATACAAGTCAGTAACGTTAGTGTTTTTGATGGGAGCTGGTGGAGTAACTGGATTTGTTGTTACCAGAGGTGCATATACACTATTTATCAAGAAGGTACTATCTGAACCAAGTAAGAATACTCCATCAACTTCGACTGACGTTTTAAAAGAGATAGAAATCAAGCTCAACTCAATTGAACTATTGCTCAAGACTCATAAGGAAGTTAACGATACTAAACTCAGTCAGTTACTAGACCTTATTAAGGAAGTCAAAGAAACCATTATGAAGTTCCGAGAGTACTTTGATACCTCAAATAAAGAGATCAGAAGTTCACTAAACAATATAGAAGATAGAATTCGCGAAATCTCTTGGAGAGGAGATGAATAATGAACTGCAAAGAGTGTGGACTGTGTAAAAAGATATCTGATATTGACATAGCTTTTACTATTCCTACTAGCTCAGATTTTTTAAAAGTTGACACTGATATTAGACTTGTATCCACAGTTAACAAAATATTATCTCAGATCACTAGAATGGTATCTCAGTCGCTACTTGATTTGAGACTCAGCAAATTTAAATTTTGTCATTGTACCTACTATATCATTAAGGTAAAGTCGTCTCTATGGACAAACTTCTTACTACAAGCACTTAACTTCTTTGAAGCTAAGATTTATTATGACTGTGAGAATTTAAGTAAGTTACTTATCAAGTTATCAGATGACATTGAGCGTACATATATATCAAAAATAAAGGATTTAAATACCGAAATAGCTCATAAGTTTCTAGAAGTTCATAAGAAACCTCATACTATTTTCAGAAAGAGACTTGAAGGTATTGATAGTAATGAAGTTTTGTCGTCAGTTCAAATTCTAGGTGACTATATTCAAGCTATCATAGCTATGTCAGTCTGCACATCAGCTTCAATTGACTTAAAGCTAAAGGGAGAAAACTACCTTTTTATACTTCCAGAGGTATTCTTGCTTAATGACAGCTTTAGCTATATTGAAACTATAGTCAAAGCGTTAGATTTTGATAAGTTTAGAATTTACTATATCAACCCTGCACCTCGTAGTAAATTACTCACAAAATACTACTTAGAGAAAGCTAATCTACTTGATAAGGTGATACTATGAGAGTCTTGATATCACTGCTTACTAGTCGCATCTCAATTTCACTTGTAGCTGTAGCTATAGTATATGTCCAGTTAACTTACTTTAAACTTAAGTTAGAATACTATACCCAGAAGATACATAATCTAAAGTCTCAAGTTAGCTATCTCAAATCTGAGAATCAAGATTTGAAAAGTAGACTAGAATATATCAAGTCAAAGTTATCTGCTTGTGAGATATCTAAAGAGAATTTAGAAAATACCATAGATAAACTTGTTAAGGAAAAGGATTTACTCATTTCTAGAATAGTTAAACTTCACCAATCAAATCTTAAGCTCAAAAGGTATAGGAAAGTAAACATCACCAATACTACAATAAAGGTTGAGGTAAATCCTGACGATGAGGTTACTAAAGTATTTAATCTACTTTCTTCTGGTAAGTGAGTTTCTCTTTATGTTAGGTTGTCATAACGAACCTAAGGTCATAACGAAAGTAGTATACCGAGATAGAGTAATCTATAAGCAATCTTGTCCTAATCTCTCCTTTCCGGAGTTTCCTAAACTTAACATATATAAAGTTGAATATAATAGTTCAATCTATTACTGCTTTGATGTGACTTCAATTAAGTTATTAACCAAGTACTTACTTCAGATAAAAGACCTAGAAAAGACTTACAAGACTCTAACTGGAGAGAAGAATGAAACGAAATAGTTATTTTATCACCAAAGAAGACTACGACGCGATGTTTGAAAAGATGCACTCTTTAGAAGAAAGATTAGTTCATCTTGAAGAGCGTATTCATTACTTAGAACATAAGCTAAATAAAGAGTGTGCTACTCATAATGAGATTCTTGTTAGAAAGATAAGAGATATAAACGATAAGCTAGCAAGACTTCAAAGTGATATTTTAAAACTGAGGCAAGATATGTCAAGTAAGTACTTGAATTTTATTGTAATCTCAGCACTACTGGGAATAGTCTTACTATACTTAATTCTGAAATAGGAGGAGGTTATGATACTTAGCAAAGACGACTTAGAACTCATTCTCATTTCAAAGTCTCTTGGACTTGTAGGTATTATATTTGTTGCTATCATAGTAGTTTTCTTTGTAAGGTTAGCTTTAGGAGTAGTATTTAAGGACGAGTTTGAGTTTATTCATAGTGAAATTAAGAAAGGAAACACAGCTGTGGCTATCTATGCAGGGGTGATAATAGGATGCATAGCGTTAGGACTTATCTACGCAATATCAAACTTTCTGCTTTAATCTTACTTTCAGTAGCGTTTGGAATAACTAAGAAATATGATAAGTATTTCATAGTTTACTCTCACATCTACTTTCCTTATCTTGACTGGAGATGGTTCAAAGCTCAAGCTATAGCTGAAAGCTCACTTAATCCTAAAGCTAAGTCAAAAGTAGGAGCTATTGGACTTATGCAAATAATGTCGTCTACGGCTAGGTGGTTAGGAGTAGATCCAAATAAACTCTACATACCTTGCACAGCCATAGCTACTGGAATAAGGTATGATAAGTGGTTAGAAAGATTCTGGAGACGGAAATCCAGTATTGAGTATCTCAGCTTACTTGACTTCATCTTTGCAAGCTACAATGCAGGTCCAGGCAGAGTGTACAAATCATATAGAAAGACTAAATCTAAGTATATTTATGACCTTAGTCTACCTAGAGAGACTATAAATTACGTTACCAAAATCAAGTATTACTACTATCTGAAACTGAGGTAACTTGTTATGCTTCCAGTTATAAAAGATGCTTACAATAAAGCCAGAAGTGAGAAAAGATATGAAGTGAGAGTGGTCTTTTTTGAAGGTATCTCCATCGTATCTAAACTGATAAAGTGGTTTACTAGATCAAGATTTTCTCACGTTGGATTTGATTTAGGAGATGGAGTTCATTTAGTTGAAGCTTGGGAAGATACTAGAAATAAACTGCTAGGTATCTTTGGGGCTAAATGGCAACTTACCACTTACAAGTATCATACTCCAGAAACTCCCTACATAATACTAACTAAGAAAGTTGATATTTCAGTTTTATCTCATTATTATTACATTCTAGATTTTATAGCTCAAGCTAAAATACCGTATGACTGGAAGGAGATATTAGGATTTATCTTTAAGTGGAGGGAAAAAGAATCAGATGGAAAGTTTATCTGCTCCACTGGAACTTGTTTTATCCTGCAGTGGTTAAGTATACTACCTAAAGAGTTACCTTATTGGAGAATGAGTCCACAAGATGTATTTGAAGTGTGCATAGCTAACGGATTTGAGATAGCTAAGACTGGAGTGGTGAAATGACTAGAAGTGAGTTTGAGAAGTGGTTAGATGAGGCTAAAAGTTATTGGAGTGAGAATGGAGGAAGTTATAAAAGTGAGATATTAGGTTATCTAAATGACTTAAAGTCTTATATAGACTCACTAATAAAGACTATACCTCAAGTAAAACTTAAGAGACTACTTATCACTGTAAAGTCATATCTTACAATGAAGAATGTCAGAGTTGAAGGTTACTCAAATCTAGTTGAAGATGTACCTATAGAACCTAGTGAGATAGTTCCTACATATGCTAACTTTACTTTACCTGACTATAAAACTCTATTTATAGTAAGCTCAACTTTAGATACTACTAACTATGATAAGCTAAAGTCAGATTTGAGTAAGATATACTCAAGTATACCTAACGAAGTAGATAACTTTATAGAAAGATTAGCTAACGCTAGTATTGACTTACAAGTAGTGTTAGCTTTAGGTGGAGTTAAAACTACAACTCAAAATTGCTCTGATTGTGATTCTGTTATGCTACATGTAGTAGGTTATCTTCAGTCAGAATTTAACTTGAGGTTACCATAATGCCAGGTCATGCTAGATTTGGGGATATAGCTGTTGGAGTTTGCATATGTCATCCAATTCCCATACCTACAATAGCAATTCTAGTTACATTCTCAGGAGACGTTATCACTAATAGTAGAGGTACAGTCAGGTGTGCTGATATAGGAATTACTCCTTGTGGACATATAGGCGTAGTGGTGACTTGCTCTGGAGATGTTATCACTAACGAAAGAGGAACTGCTAGATGTGGTGATGCTCTAGTAGGATGCTTCAATGGAGTAATAGCAACTTGTTCTGGAGATACTTATAGCAATGGTTGAGGTAAAGTTAAAATGAAAATTACTTGTGGATTAGTATTAGGAAAATATCCTTACATAGCTAGACTCATTCCAGATAATCCTGATTTGAAATTAGCTAATGCTTTTGCGTTTTATGTAAGAATTGAAAAGTCAAACTTACTGCCTCATATCGTAGCTCATGAACTCACTCACGTTATCCAGTTCTGGAGAAATCCGTTCAAGTGGATTTGGTGGCAAATTACTGAGGATCAGTATTATCAGATTGAAATGGAATCTGAAGCGTATGCAGTTCAGGCTATAGTTAGAGGTTATGATGATAACGTAGTAAGAGCTTATGCTGAAACGATTTGTAAGAGTCCTTGTTATAAAGTGGATGATAACCTGGTGGGTTTTGTTGAAAGAAAAATCTGGGAGTGGATTAGTTGGTGGGAAAGTAGAAGAAGTGATTTAGAGAAAATAATTAAGGAGACTAATAAGGTGATAAAGAGATTGAAAGAGTGAGAGGAGGGTGTCCTCTCACTCTTTACTCTAGATTTAGTTCATCCTTTAGATACTCTTTAACTATTTTTGGTATTTCCTCTTCGAGGAGTTTTCTTAACTCTTCGTTGCTCAAATTAAATCTTTCTTTGAACTCAAGCAACTTTTCTTTGAATTCTTCAGGTTCTAGATCATAAAGTTCTCTGCATATGCATTTTAATCTATACTCCTTATTCTTCCTATAGTTTTCTAAATCTTTCCATTCTTGCTCCGTTAGTTCTTTTATAGCTACTGGATTTTCTTGTATCATTTCTAATACAAATTCTCTTGATACTTCAAATTTATCAATAGGGTCATGGCTTACGCATTGACAACTCCCAAGACCTAGCAACTCACTTGAGTAGCAGTTAACTTTTTCACAGTACCATTTACCATTTTCTAGGTAGAGTTGCTCAGGTATTATCTCTCCATACTGATTTTCTATTTCGTCAAATATAAGAGGCATTTCACTCCTCCTAACGGTGGTTTATAATAGAATTAGGCTTAGTACAAGTTTAATTCCTTCTCGATATACTTTCTTGCAAACTCAGGTACTTTCTTTAGCATTTTCTTTATATCCTCATCACTAAAGCATAATCTATCTCTTAGCATCACAATATAGCTTTTAAACTCCTCAGGCTCCATATTCAACTTCTCCAGAAATTTACACCTTAGCTCATATTCCTTGTTCTTTTTGTATTCTTCTAAGTCCTTCCACTCTACCTCCGTTAGCTCCTGCACAGCTGTAGGATTTTCCTTTATAGCTTCTAGTACCGCCTCTCTTGATACTTTTACTGTTCTAATAGGGTCATGTGATACGCATCTACACGAACCTAACCCTAACTCTGAGCTGGAATAACAGTTTATATACTCGTAGTACCAAGAGTCTCCTTCGAGATAGTATTGTTGGCTTACTATCTCTTCTTCATACTGATTTTCTATTCTTCCGAGAATTAATGGCATTTTGCACCTCCCTTTATAGAGTTTCTATTTCAGCTTCTTCTCCATCTTCAACGTGAATATGAACTCTAAAAGCTGAAAATTCTAATCCTTCTTTCTCGAGCTCATCAAGATAGTCAATGATTAGATAATTAGCATTCTTGAAGTACCATTCTATCTCGAACGGTACTCCGTACTTTTCCTTTAGCTTTCTTTCTAGAAATCTACAAGCCTTACTCTCGTGCATACCTAAATCATTTATCAGGAAGTTCACTCCAAATTCTATATCGTCTCTCACTTGTTTTACTTTTTCTTCGTCCTTAAGAAACTCCTTTAATTCTTTAGATAATTTCATATTATACCTCCTTTTATAAAACTTCAACTGTAGTAGTTTTGTACTTTTTTCCTGTTTTCCAAGGATGAATTAGTATTTCTTTGTACTCCTTTTGCAATTCAATTAAATAGTCTACAAATTCTTCAACATCATTAAATACACAAGAATATTTTTTGAACCCTGGAACTTTGAACCAAACTTTTAGTTTCATCTTACTTCTTCCTCCTCTAAATTTCATTTCATCTATTGATAAATATAAACTATTTTCCGAAAAAATCAAGTGATTTTCGGAAAAATTAATGTAATTTTGGGAAAAGAAACAGAATTTTGCAAACATTACAATTTGGTTTTTGACTTAGAATTTTGACATAGTTGGGAAGTTTGCAAAAGAGAAGTGAAAAGGAGACGAGAACAAAAACCTCGTCTCCTTAGAGCATTTAATTCAGAAGTTCTTCATATATAAATTGTTTTAACCAGCTTTTTAGTTCCTCTTTTTCCTTATTTGAAAGTTCAAGACTATCTATTTTTCTAGAATATTTGTTATAGAGATAATCTAAATAAGAGCCTATATCTTTAGTGATTTCCTTGAAATTTTTCTTGAATTCACATTCAACTTCTATTGTTAGAAATATATATTCGATTGCAAAAATTAAAAATTTAATTAGTTTGTGAAATAAAAATAAAAACGCGAAAAATATTAATACTTCTATCAGTACCATCTTATCCTCTCCTTACAGAATTTCACCGTTTAATATTTTCTTGTTTTCAATTCTAAAACTTC